CACCGAGGAGCATCCACGGGCACCGGTGGCAGCCGGACACCACCACGGACACCACCCCCCCCCAGACACCCACGGACATATATATATATATAGATACGCGCGCGAGGGCTTGAAATGTAAAAAAGTGTTTCATTTATTTAGATAAATATCTTATTTAGTTAAATAGTCTTTAATATAGAAAGAAATAGTATGAAACATTTGGTTATTTGAATAAAACATACTACCTTTGCAAACGTAATCAAGAAACAAACAAGATTACAACAACAACGGGCGCTATATAGTCCTGGTTACCAGTTCACACCTACCTAAATACTGGAGCCCCGCCGGCGGCGCGAAGTCGGCAAAGAACAAGAAATAAAACGAAAACAAATTAAACAAAAAAGAGAATGAAAACGAACAAAACAACATTTGTAGCACTCACAGCTATTGCAGCCCTGAACCCGGACGGTTATACCGTCGATGCAAAAACGCTCCAGCCTATTACACGCGGTTATTCTGTAGCCGTAAAAGGCACACAAGACAGCTTCGAAGCTGCCGGCCTCCGTCACGTTATCGACTACCAGACCAAACATCCTGAATGCCAGGCCTTCGGCGGCTGGCTCGACAGCAAGACCGGTCTATATTATTATGATGCTTGCATTATTGTAGGCACAAAAGCGGAGGCCATGGCCCTGGCAAAAGAGAATGCGCAAATTGCTTTTTTCTGCCTCCATGAACTCAAGGAGTTCAACCAGGATGGAACGGTCCGCGTATCTGAGGAAAACAAGTAAGACAGTAACGGCCCGGCGCCGCCGGGCCTATTAAAACAAACAAATATGATTAAGAATAAAATAAAGACATTAGGAGATTTCAATAATTGGAAAGGCGTTATTGGCCTTTATCTCAACTCTAAAGAATTGCGAACTTTAAAACCTTTAGGAATCAATAAAAGCATGACGATTTCACAGGTTTATGAAATTTTAAAGTAGATGATTTGTATTTGGCCGTGCGGGTATTTAGGCCCGGCGTGGGGTTCGAGTCCCCTGGCGGCTACAAATCACAATATTATAGTATCAAATTAAAATCACAAAATTATGGCAACAAAGATTTTCAACCGTGTAACTTACACATTCATGATCAACGGCGAGGCCGTTTCCTTCTATTGCAGCACGACCCGCACCCGTTCCGGCTTCTGCCATCACGTATATACCTGGGGCAAAGGTAAGGACGGCGAACACACAAGAATTTCTTATTACAACCGTACATGGGAGCGGTTCGATTACGAAACGGCCCTTTATGGCGCCGCGGACAAATTCAGGAAAAAGGACCGCGAAGCTATCCGGCTTGAAATAGACGGAATAGCCCGCACGGAACACGAAAAGGCGGAACGCTTTATAAAGGCTTTCGAGACTAATTATAAGGCCCTGAGCGACGAGCAAAAGAAGTTTGTGGCCGACCATACGCCGACCATCGAAACAAAGGACCAGGCGCACGCGGTCGCCGTCGGCGTGGGCCTTATGGCTGCAATAAACGCGCTGTAAGCGTACATTATAGGCCGCGCGGGTATTTAGGCCCGGCGCGGGGTTCGAGTCCCCTGGCGGCTACAAATCACAATATTATAGTATCAAATTAAAATCACAAAATTATGGCAACTCCAAATTTTAACATGGCTAATTGCAGCCGCTATTTCGTGATAGGCACCAGCAAGTATATCACACAGGACGACATCAACGCAAACGACTGGGACCAGGACATGTCGGGCCAGTACGACGAGGATCAGACCTATATAGATTTTGAGGACGAGAAAGAAAATATTGTGTGCGGCCTAAAATCAATAGGCTGGGACCGTTCCAACGGCGACGAAATAGCCTACAAGACAAAGGAGGTATATTATGGCGGGTGCCAAATATCACTCGAAATCACGGCCGAAATCAATTCGGGCTATTATGAAGGCGCGTGCATGGACTTCGGCGGCAAAGTAACCGTGTACGACCGCGACGGCTACCAGGTAGACACTTACGACATGTTCGGCAATTACGCACCGGACGAGGACACAGTAAGCGCCGACAACTGGACCGGGCGCCAGGGTTTATCCAACATTCAGGCTGCAAACATTATCCGGCACATGTCGGATATTATAGACGACCTTAAAAACGAGGCGGAAAAGGTATTTAGCCAGTACGCGGAACATGAATTGTTTTGCGCCTGGCATGCCAGCAACGGCGAAGCCGGCTACAGCGAGGTGCCGACCCGTTTGTGCGACGAAAAGGCGACAGCATAACATCAACGGCCCGGCACGTCCGGGCCTATTATAGAAATATTTAATACTTTATAGTTTATGGAAAAAAACGAAAAAATGAGCCGCGAGGCAAGAGTCCTCCAGCTTGAGAATGCGGGTTTTAATTTCGCAAAGAATTATTTCACGCTTGATTGGTCCGAAACAGATATGCTCCTTGTTGGCATGAAGGCCGACGGGTTCCATTACGACTCGCCTCTGGGACGTTCACGTCTCCGGTCGTATTACTACAGTTTGCAGCGTGCTGCCGCCAAACTTAATAAATGATATACTCTATATTATAGACCTTTCAAATTATCACAAAATATGGACAAACGAAAATATATGGACGTGCTGACACAGCACGCCGACGACCGCAAACGGCCGTATGAAATGGCGTTGAATGATTTTCTCGACTTCCTTTTGGACTTTTTCAGTGTGGACGCCTTCGCCGGCGATACGGTGCATTATCAACAGCACATTATAGCGTACGCGCAAAAAGAGCCGGATTTTACGACCCTGGCGCTCCAGTGGCTCGACGACGTGGCGAAAAGCATGGACCGTGGCCAGTGGCTTGATGCCTTCGGTGAACTATATGAGGAGATGTATTTAAGTCGCGGAAAAGCGGCTAAAACTGGGCAATTTTTCACGCCTCGGAGTGTGTCCGACCTTTGCACCGACATTATCAACGACCGCAAAGATAGTGGCACCGTGAACGATTGTGCAGCCGGCAGCGGCCGGCTCCTCCTGAGTCACTTTATGGACGTGACGAAAAACGACCATGCAGCGGGCCGACGTTTCCGCTACCTCGCCCAGGACTCGGATCCCGTGGCATGTAAAATGTGCACAATGAACATGATGGCGCACGGCATGAATGCCGTCGTGGTGTGTCAGGACACGTTGGCCGTGAGTGTGCCGTCCGTAACGTATCACATCAACGAGGTACGATACCCGTTTGCGACGCCCTATTATAGCGTGCGTGCGGAAATGGCGAAAAAATAGTCTAACAAGCAATAAACGGCATATAATCACGTTACCTATATAGGGCCTCGCGCCCTATTATAGGACGGACTAAAAACGACAGATTATGCACACATCAAAAACAATTTACTCCTACGAGATAGAGCAGCAGGACGGTCACACCGTCATCACGGCGCAGCAGTGGCCCTGGGCGGTACCCCAGGTAGTGCCAACTACCCCGGTGACCTTTGACGCTATTGTGGCGCAATGTAAGGACCGCGAAGGCTTTGTGGCTACCCACGGCACCGACCGCACATTTTGCATCATCCAACTAAGCAGCGGCGACCAGGGCGGTAAATATCCCGACCGGCACGTGGACATCTTCGGGCAGGAGACTGCCCGGCGATACCTCGACGCCGTACAAGACCAGATGGCACAGGCTGCCACATGGTATTACACTAATATTATAGAGCCTCGAAAATATTAGGCTTTTTCCCGTCCCGGCAGTCCGGCACGGAGGTTCGACACCTCGGCGGGAACCATTCACTTTGTTTTCATAACAAAGATTTTAATTTGTTTTCGAGGCTTGCGCGGTCCGTGAGGATAGCGCAGCCAATACGCCCACCGTGGACGGCACGGCACCAGGTTCGAGTCCTGGATGGGCGACAAAAAGCGAGGAAATGAAGAAAATATCATATTTTATATAAATTCTTTATATTTTATTTGGTATATTCAAAAATTCTTCGTACCTTTGCATCAGATAAAGAAAACAACTTAACAACAACTTAGAACTGGCGGCAACAGCAATTCGGCTTGAATGTTATGGATAAGATTTCAATTTCTGAAGTTTTAGAGAGAGTTCGCAAAGGAGAACGTGTTCATCGGTTTTATGTAGAGAATGTTACGAACAGGGTGTTTCGGCATGACTACGCGACTACTCTTTTTGAGAGAAAGTTTATTGATTCTCGTTCGGGTGATGAAGTGATTCAGCTTGGCAACAAGCGGGTGAACGTCACTGAACTTGGACGTCTTTTGTCTTGCGCACGAAAATATGACTACGGCATGGCGCATATCTGGATTGGCGAACAGGTCTTGGTGGGTGAATTTTGCGATTGAAAAATATAGAAGTTTCAGCCCTCGACATCACGGTTAAGTCAAGGAAGATGAAGATATATAGAGAACTCCCGAAGAAGTATGTGAAGATGATGAAGCCGATGACGGACGGCGACCGAGCCACATGGAGCGGTCCCATTGCGGACGGCGCTTTTGTCTACTACGTCTACGCAACGAGAGTGCAAGGCGACTGTGATAAGGTTTTTCGATTTATCAAGGAGGAACATGACGGGCTTCTCTCGGAGATAGCGACTGACACCTCTGGTCTCGGCCTTGATAGAGGTTGGGTGATGAGTAACGAGCCTTTTATTACCTGTGATCCCGTGTTTTAAAGGAGAACGAATTTATGACACAAGATAGATTTATACTTCAACCATCCATGGAACCAGGCTTCTGGGTGGCCACTGACACGGAAAACGGTATCGTCATCAAATTTGCCGAGCACCGCTTTAACGATACTCAAAAAGTCACGTTGCTTGGCGGTGATGACTTTGCAACCGAGGCGGAAGCCCTGTCGGTGAGCACCCATTTGCGTGAGCTGGGCGATTGGTTGCGCAAGCATCATTACGATACGATATTCCCTTCTGTGCATGTAAAACGAGAAGAGATGGGGCGTGACATTCGCGATTTGCGACAACAACAAGGCATGACTCAGGGGCAACTTGCGCAGATGGCCGGCATCACTCAGGCGAATGTAGCCAACATCGAGGCGGGAAAATACTCTGTCGGACTGGATGTACTCAATAAGATAGCGTTTGCGCTGGGCGTCACGATTTTCATCAAATGATACATTTTAGAATACTTTATAGTTTATGAAAAAAATCATCAAGTGCACCGTGGCTGCCGTGGCAGTCGTAGCAACAGGCGCCGTGTTATTCTCACTGATAGGCGTCGGCGTGTTCCTCCTTCCACTCTTAGGTGGAGCGTTCACGGCAAAGTAACAAGCATTATTTATAGGGTCGGTGATTATTCATCGGCCCGACAGAAACAAGAATACATTTTAATACTTTATGGATTATGACTACAGAAGAAAAATATAAAGTTGTGGATAAGTGTATGGAGGATCCACATCAGGCAGCAATCAAGATTGTAGAACGCATGTTTAAGGCGCAGGGGTATGAAGAGAACCTTCACGAATTGACAAGCTATAAAAAACTGGTTGCAGACACGGAACGACATATCAGTAACGCCTACCATAAGATAGCGGAATACGCCTCTTTGGATGTCTGGAATTGTGTGTATATGAACAGGAGAAATAAGTAATGACCAATAGCACGAAAAGCACTTTTGTTGCGTCTCGTATTCGTGACATTAGTGTTATTCGTTGTTTCTTTATTAACTAATAACAACTTAAACTTATGCGTAAAAACCTAACCTTTGCAGCTATCACGATGATGGCTATCTGCATGACAACATCATGCAGCAGTGACAACGACAGCTCTATTATAGAGCCAGTGAACAACCAGCAGACTGGCAACAAGGCACACGTGCGCCTGAAGGTCGGCACGGACATGGGTGTGAGCATCAGCAATGCGGCACGGCGCAAGGCTCCGGCTACACGCGCGGCACTCACTGCCAACGGCCGCACGTTGACCGACCTCTACATCCTCGACTACGACAAGACGACGGGCAGACTGCTTCAGGTGCTCCACCAAACGAGCACGGCAACGGACTTCGCAGAGCCGGATTTGACGCTCGACTATGGCGAGCACACGCTGAAGGTGATAGCCACAAGGAGTGACCGCCCTACCCTGCTGGATGCTGCGTCGGCACCCTGGACGGCGACGGCAAACGTGCTCACGCCTGTGTCGGCAGCGTCTGTGCCGGTGGCTATCACGGCAGACAAGACCTCGGACACCTTTGGCGCACAGCAGGACATCACGGTAGGCACCGGGCAGGGACAGACAGTGAGCATCACGCTGGAGCGTCTGGTGGCAAAGCTCGTTGTCAACAGCACGGATGATTTTCCGGCAGAATGCTCCACCATCACGCTGGATATGGACGAATACAAGTCGTTCTCATGGACGGACTTCTCCGTTATAGACTGTGCGAAAAATCAGCGTATCACGGATGTGTCGGCATTGGCTGGACAGCACGCCACGACCATCAACTATTTCTTCCTGGTGCCGGACGGAGGATATGCTACTGACATCACGTTCACGACCAACAGCACCACGGGCACGCCCTACTCCACTATCACGGTGGCAGACGTACCACTGGAGCGCAACAAGGTGACGACGATTACAGGCTCGCTATATAATCACCAGATGGGGTTTTCCGTCGCATTGAACGACGAATGGGACAGCGAAGGTAACGACATCAACATCTAAATTTTTAATGGTTTAATCGTCATCAAATGAATCGAATGAAACGAATAACATTTGTGTCATTTGTTTCATTTGATGACCTTTTAAACGGAATGATATGAGTAATGTTTTTTATAAAGAAGAATCGTATCTGATTGGTGGGGCCATAATCGCGGTTCACAAAGAATTGGGATGCGGGTATCTTGAACGCGTTTATCAGGATGCTTTGGAATATGAATTTAAACTCAGGAATATTCCATACGAGCGCGAAAAGCTCATACAGATAATGTATAAAGGCCAGCCGCTTGGCGAACCATATCGTGCAGACTTTGTTTGTTATAATAAGATTATTGTAGAATTGAAGGCTGTAGATGAATTACAAGGAATACATCGCTCGCAAGTTATCAATTACCTAAAGGCGACAGGAATGAAGTTGGGCTTACTGGTTAATTTTGGCGAGGAATGGGCAAACGTTGAACGTATAGTCCGTTATTAAAATGTTCGTTTCATTTGTTTCATTTGATGATTTTTATTACTATGAATAGATGTTTCTTATTTATGATTGTTTCTTGTATGATGTCGTGCGAGAAGCCAGTGATTGATTATGCAGGTGAGGATGAACCATCAGTGGTGCAGCCAGATGATGCCAGCAGTGAGCATGCCGACACGCTGATTGCAGTGAACGACACGGCGCGGTTCTATCTCTCGCCCATGGAGATTAGTGGTGTGATGCTCCAGGACTATCCTACCCCTTCGACACTGCTTGCAGGCTCCCGTTATAGGCTGCCCCGGAAATTAGAAGTCTCGCAGGTATTGAAAACCGTTGACCTGCCCGAAGGCTACTGGCAGAGCAAGCAGCGCATCTTGTGTTATGATGATCCGCAGGACGATGGCATAAAGGTAGGCTCTACCCTATTCGGCACTGGCTACTACTATACCTATGCGCCCCACGGCACCATTACCCGCGCCGGCTACCAGACGCAATATTGCCTTCTGCCTATCCGCACAGAGCGACTGCCTAAGCAGGACGGACATGTGAATATTACGGTGGATGATGAGTGGGAGTAGTAGTGTATTTTCGTATCTGCATATCTTCATACCTTTAGACTTTTATACCTTTGTACTTTCGTACATTTATACCTTTGTACGTTAATATCTACTTATGTACGTTCATACGTTTATACTTTCGTACTTATTTATCTTCTTACTTTCTTATTTATTTATGTTCTTACTTACATTCTTTCTTATCTATATTCCTACTTACTTACCTATATTCTTATCTACATTTTTACTTATTTACCTATCTAAATAGGTTGATAAGTAAGAAAATAGGTAGGTAGATACAAATTTAACATTTATAATTTGTGTATGTAAGATATAATTCTTAATTTTGTATCGGAATACAAAGATAGTTATCTACTTTCGTACTTAAATACTTTCATACTTTCGTATGTTTGTATGTACTTATTTAGATACGTTTGTGTGTTCGTATATAACAACTTTAATACTTTATAGATTTATGGAAAGACTAAAAGAAGTACTCGCTATTGTGAATGACAAAGGTGGGGTAGGCAAGAGCACTACTGCCCACAATCTGGCTTGCGGCTTCATCCGCTTACGTCCCGAATACCGCGTGTTGATTATCGACCTTGATGCGCAGGTGGCAAACGTGTCATTGCTTTGTGGCTGGCGCGACCGCACCGACAAACACGGCACTATGTACGAGGCATTGACCAACAAGACCGCTATGCCGGTGTATCAGGTGAAGGTGGACGGGCAGGACTACAACGGCAATCTCTACCTTGCTCCATCATCAGAGGATATGCTGAATGTAGAGCCGTTCCTGCTGCGCGAGATGAACCCTCTGAAGGTATTGTGCAAGCTGTTTGCCATACCCGTAATGATGCCGGAGGAGCAAGGCGGTGAGCAGAGTGTGATAGAGGCTTTCGATTACATTATTATTGACTGTCCGCCAGCCATGAACCTTGTTACTAAAAACGCTATGTCAGTGGCTACGGGTATCATCATTCCTATGCAGTTGGAGGCACTGCCGACATTCGGTTCATCAAGTGTGATACGCTGGGCGCAGGACGTTAGAGCGGAGATTAACCCAAACCTCGACCTTCGCGGCTTGCTGAAGGTGATGATTGACAAGCGCACAAAAGCAAGTGCCGGCTTCTCACAGCATATCGACGATGAATATGGCGATTATGTATTCAAGACCGAGATACCTCGGCGCACAAAGATTGTGGAAGCTCAGGCGATGATGCAGGACATCTTTACTTATGCGCCTGAGAGTGATGCTGCCAAGAGCTACGAGGCATTTGCTCGGGAGATTATTGATACCTATAAGGATTGATATGCTCCTTATAGGTTATAGAATTATTCACTGATTTTTTACGTTTATAGATTATGGGTAAATTTAATTTTAAGGATACTCCTGTCGCTAAGGTGGCAGAAGAAATACGTGAGGACGAAAACCAAATGACAGTAAAGCAGGATCAACAGACTTCTGCACCGATTCAGGAGGCTGCTCCTGCTGCAACAGAACAGACAGAGCAGGAGAACGCTTCAGTGGAAAGTGAGAATGAGGAAAAGCCGAAAGCACCAGCAAGAAAGAAGTCATCGGCAAGTACATCCTTGCAGGCATCGAAAGCCAAAAAAAGTAAGAACGGCATTGTCATCGATGTGCCGATAGACGACTACCTGGAAATGATGCGCCTGAAGGTGATCACTGGCAAGACGCTAAAAGACTTGGCACTGCAAGCGGTGCATGAATTTATAGAGAGAAACAAATGAGGTGAAATGGCTACTAATGTTTTTTACCTTATTACTTTTTCTAATGAAAGGATTAGTAAAGGTGAAATAGCTACTAAAGTTTTTTACCTTGGTAAATTAGGTACTAATGTTTTTTACCTTAAATAGGCATCTAAAGGCAAATAGGTACTAATGTTTTTTACCTATACTTTATAATATAAATAAAAGAACTATGTTTTCTTATATTATATTAGGACAGGACATTTAGTTAAGAGCTGGTTGATTATCAAAGGTTTAGATTTTCCGGAGGTAAAAAACATTAGTACCTAAATGCCCCAAAAGGTAGGTTTAAGGTAAAAAACATTAGTACCTAAGTTACCTAATAAGTAAAATGAATATCTATGGAAGATAACAAATCGTTGCCCCAGCAATATATAAATACTCCTTTTGCCTATACACGGCTATCCAAAAATCTGTCGCTGCTTCAGCAGTCCATGCTTAACAAGGTGAGCGAGCATCTACAGAGCTATGTACAGAAGTATTTCGGAAGCGATCTTTGTAAGTCGCGCGACATTCCGCGACCGCTTTTCTCGGATGCGGAAAAGAACAATGGTATGCCGATATTCACGGTGTCGTATGCAGAACTCGGCGTGAGCATCAATAATTACAGTAGTGCAAATGCTGCCGTAAAAGAGGTTCTTGCGCTTACGCTCGATGCTCCGGGCGTAGATAAGGACGGTAATCCGGCTATCGTGAAGTATAACATATTTACGCAGGCAAATATGTCTTCTGATGAGAGTAATGGTGTTACGTTCAGTTTGAATACTGCCGTTGTGGATTATGTGTTCGACATGAGCCAGGGTTACGTGAGACACCCTGCGAATATAGCCAGGATAGGACAGGTGGAACGTATGCCAATGATGTACTATTTGCTGTTCAAATGGTCAGAGCGATGGAAAAAACGAGAGGTCCGTCTTACGGTGTTGGACATAAAAGATTATCTCGGTATGCGCTCCAAGGTCAAAGATAGCAGAGGTGATGGCGAAAAGAAGAGAGCAGGAAGACCCTCGAATACGACAGATGTAATAAAAGAGGCTTATCCGAAGTTCTCTCAATTCAAAAAAATGGTGCTCGACACCAGTATTAAAGACATCAATCGTTTAAGGCATGAGGGCCTGCTTGATGTATGTGTGTCATACGAACCTGTTTATAACGGCAAGCGGAAAGTAGGCAATCCTGCTTTTATCCGTTTTAATATCTATGACACTATTGAGGATATGGAAAAAGCGCAAAAGACTGCGCATCCTGAATTGAGCTTCGCCGACGATAAACCGGGCGAAAGAGAGTGGCGAATGTTGGTGGATATGTATAAAGGCGAGTTGCAGGAATACATGAAGCAGTTAAAGGTATATTCCTATGATGGGCAAGAACTGACCGTGACTGCAACGGAAAAGCAGGTGGAGGAGTTTGAAAAGCATATTACCTTAGAAGAAAGAAATATGTTTCGCGAGTGCATGGTAAAGACCTTTGGCAAGGTCGTAAGGTTTGGCTATAATATCATAAAACGAAAATGATGTTTACACCGTCTTACCCCGAATAGGGTAGGGCGGTGTTTTTGTTTGTCCTTACCGTTTGTTTTGATTTCAGTAACTTTGCGACATGAAATTAAAACAGACGATAATGAAGATTGATAGATTTTTATTCGTGTGCATCTGTATGATGATGCTATGCGCTTGTGCTTCCTCTCGCAAGACGATGACAAAGGTGTCGGCGAGTGGTGGTGATAGTGTTGTGGTGATAATGACGGATAGTGCTGCCGTGTCGGTCGTGCGTAAGGACAGCGCAAAGATAAACCGATGGGATTATTCCCAGACGATAGGCAATATCTTCGACTACAACGACGACGAGGAGTTGATACATGAGCTTATCACGGTGGCAACGGACAGCTTGGGCAACAAGACCACAACGACCGACCGCACCATCCACCGGAAGAACCACAACGGCAAGCAGACAACAACCAGTGAGGAGCAGCGCAGGCATGAGGAACAGACAAGCGTGTTCCTGAGTGCGCTGGACAGTATCGCGCATAGCAGGTTTAGTAATTACTATACCCATTGGCAGAACCAGGATAGCGTGGCGCAGAGTAGCGAAAAGAACACTGACACGACAAGAAAGTTCTCACCATTGCGACGGATAGAGGATGCCGTGATATTCCTTGCTGTGGTGGCTCTACTCGGTTGGCTGGTGGCACGACGTATCAACAATAAAAAGCAATAGCATTATGGGTAAGAGAAAAAAGCAGGATATGGAGCTCACCGACCAAGCCGAGGTAACGCTCCAGGACTTTGTTATTCCTGCAAAGATAGAGGCTTTCTGCAATCAATACAAGCCGCAGGACCATTGGACGGAAGACTGCGATGTGTTTACTGATTATCAGTTGCGGTCGTATTTCAAGGCAGTGGTGTGCCCGTTGGGAGATCCTCTGTCGCTTTACCTTCAGGAGCTGGCGTTGCGCGGCTTCAAGATGCGGAATGACGAATGTGGTGAACCGGTCATTTATTGCAAGGTGAGATAAAATCATCGAATGAATCGAATGAAACAAATCAAGTTATATAATTCGTGTCATTTGTTTCATTTGATGACAAAAATACAAACAACATATAGAGTTATGAACAGACAACACTATTATTACAAGACAACCGACGATGGGCGCGTAGGAGCGCAGTTGCAGGAGTTTATGAATAGATGTGCCGATGCCGAGGAGAAGGCACGTCAGTGGGCAGAAAAGGTAGGCGCAAGCCATTATTACGAGTCGCCCGACGGAATGGCTGGCGGTGTGGGTGCCGTAGAGTTTGACAATACCATTGCCAAGGATGGGTGGGAGAAGATAGCCACACCCGATGGCAGAGTGTTCTTTCTGCCCATGGAAGGCACCGACCTTGAAAAGGAAATGTATGCGCTGCCGGTGGTGAGTGAATCGGAAATGATAGGCATCCTTAACTTCATTCCGAAGAAGACAAAAGCAGGACTACCCCTGCCGTTCACCTTTGGCGATCAGACGCCTGTAGTGTTCCGGCATCATGGTTACTGGTATATCGACGTGCCGTACCAAACGGCAGACATATCAATCACACCGATAGACGAGAAGGAGTTTAACCGCAGGCGCATGGCTGCGACAAACGAGAGATAGTATTCTTTGTCATTATATGTTTTAGTTGTAAATTAGGTTTTAGTTAGTTTTTAGTTACATTAGTTAAGTTGATTGTAGGTTTGATGTTTTGACTGTCTATTTTTCATCAAACCGAAGAAGCCTCCCGTCCGTGATGGATAGGAGGCTTCTTTGTTATAGGGTGGGGTGGGTTATCGGTGAGGGTCCGGCTCTGCTGCCATGCCGTAGCCGTAATGGTCGTCGTTTTTGTTCATTTTCTCTTGCAGGGTTATAACCTCTTGGGACAGCTTCATAACTCTATCGTTGAGTTTTTCTATCAAGTCAAGATAGCGCATCCGTTCATTGTCGCTGATGTCTGACGTGTGCGTGTCTGTTGTTTCCATTTCCTTTTGAACATCTACAGAGTGGACATATTCAGGTAGACGCGACGGCATGTGGATATTTGTGCGTGGATCGCAAACTTTAATGCCTGCTTTTCTGCTTGCATCAGGCCAACCTCCCGCAGGTTCGATGTTCGATTCAGGAGTGATAGGTGCAAACACATCCCCGTCTTCCGCTTTCTCATCGAGGAAGAAAGCAGTAACCGGCACACACCACCGATTACAGAATTTCATCATCTGTGCCATTGGCATCATGGTGGCACCCTCAATCCACTTGCCGAGTGTTCCATAGTCGCTCATTCCCATACTTTGCAGTATTTCACCGCGTTTAATCTCCGGGTTAGCCTTCATCCAGTCGGACAGAAAACCGTAGTTGTAAACGAAATTATAAACCTTCATATAGCCTTGTTATTTATATGAGCTTTGACACTCAATGTTAAAGTAATGTTAATTTCAAAAATATCTTTGATACCCACAGAATAATCTGTAACTTTGCATACAAATATAGAATTTATAATTTGAATGAACAAGAATATTTGGAGGAAAATCAAAGATTGTGGCGTTTTAAACGCTACAGACCTTACCGCAGACGAGAAAAAAGTTCTCTATGCAGTAATGGCCGAATACGGTATGCCTCAGAGTTCCTGTTACCGCCGTTTCTTTGAGAAGGGCTTTGATAAATGGGAAATTGACGGAATATCAAAGATTAAGAACGAATTTCTTTTGAGTGTCCCTTGCGAAGCTGATAATGACAAGGATGGTGAAGCGGGTACGCGCGGTTATGGATCTGTATTATCCCTTATGCCTGATTACGACGAGAGTAAATTCTATCAACTGGTAACGCAACTGAAAATTGGAGTCAGTTTGATAGACTTTATGGCTCAACGCGGCATGGCATCGCAGATGACTGTCCGCACCCGTTTCAGGGCTAACGACTGGAAGTCTTGGGAAAACGTAGGCATAGCCTATATTCTTGACAATGACTTATCTGACATTAAAACCTCCGGCGAAAACTGATATTATGCAAACATTAGATATTACAATAGACTTTGAGACATGTGCGCTGTGCCCTACTGCGGCAGTGATGAGCGTAGGGGCAGTGGCATGGAATAGAGAAGCGGAGGATGATCCTTTCGCTTTCAGAGATTTTACCCTGCCGAGTTTGTTTGTCTATAACAAGCATGTCGATTTGAGGTCTCAGTTCGTTGATGGTTTTACGTTCGATAACGAAACCGCACAATGGTGGGCACAGAAGAGTGATGAAGCCAAGCGTGCGGTGCTCGACTATGACGACACTCCGCTGACTTCCATTCGGAACGTAATAGAGAATTTGCTCGAATGGATGAAGGAAGTCAAAGAAATGGTTGGGGCAAAGCAAATCGTTCTTTGGTCGCAAGGCTCCGACTTCGACATTGCTATCTTGCGCAACATCTGCGGCAAATACGGAATAGAGATACCCGTCAGTTACAAGAACTTCCGCGACCATCGTACCTTCTTCATGGAGGGAGCCAAGATGATACTTGATAAGGCTGGCGCTGAGTTTGACGCTGACAAGGCCTATACGCTTGTTGAGCCTTACGAAGGAGAAGGCTCGGCGCACGACCCAGTATATGATTGCAAGCGTAGCATTTATTCAACCTGGCAGATGATGCAACATCTGCGCAGCTTGAATATATCGAAAGAATAAAGCATCAAGAATGAAAAAACGAGTGTATAGTTCGATACTGTCGAAGCCGTATGTGCCGAACCGCCAGAACATGAAGAGGGATGGACGAACATCGCCCTACAGCTTTATTCATCGCATAGCCTATACCGAGGCTTGGCGCGGGGATAATTATGATGAGCGGGTGCTGCTTTTCCAAGCTCCGTTTGCTTTGGTTAAAGATGTCTGTCAGTTTATCTTTAACGTGATGGACGGGAAAATAGGCAATCTGATTATCAGCAACGAGCACTCTTGCCGGCATCGCAACGGCAAATGCTACTGGCGCGTTATGGTGCAAGTCGTTAGACTCGATGAGCAGTTTATCTCGTTCAAGGAGTTTGTATTCTTGATGATAGCGAGGATGAAAAGGATATGCAACTGCACCGTCCGGCATTACAGACTCGAAACATTCGTAAATCTATGAAATAAAAAAATAAAGGACTGAAGGCGATGGTCGGTGCTCGCAAGACCCGGCTAATAAAACACACAACCGCTAAGGATTAAAGGCTTCGGAGCGGTTAGCACTTGAAGTTTGGCACATCGCCGACAGTCCTTTTAAGGAAACAGAAAGACCAGGGAGTTGGTGAGCATGGCGACACCTCACTGAACATGACAAGGCAACGATAGGAAGTAAAAAAGCCTGAGAATATCGTTGTTGCTATCGGGAATTCGGACAACTCCCTCGGTCTTTTCTCTTAACAATAAAAAGAACAATATGCAATTCCACCCAATAATAAACCGTCTTGCCAATATCGACATGACTCTCCTTGTGAAGCCTGCCGATGAGCAGCACTTTGAAGGACAGACAGCATGCTTCTGCCCCTTCTGTCAGAAGAAGGGAGCAGAGGGTGCCGACGCTTCGCAGGCTGACGGCAAGGCTATGGCTGGACAGACACCGCATTTCATCATCTACAATGATGAGCGTGGCGGTCTGTACGATGGGGTAGGGGTTGATGGCAATACGCAGGCAAAGCATGGCGCAGTAAGGTGGATGTGTACCAAGACCGGCAAACAAGGTTACGGTGCACTGGAGCTATATGCTGCCATGCGCAACCTGCCGATGCACGGAGCCAGTCTGTTGCGCTTGTGCAAAGATTTGGTTGTTCGGGTATATGGTGACAAGGAAGAAACACGCAATGCTTTCCCGATGCTGTTTGGCAAGATGGACTACCGTACCATTGCAGCACAGACGATAGAAACTTTCTCGTTCATGCCGAAGATGGATTTTAACCCGCAGGAACTTGCAGCCTTGGGTTGCGAGGTAACGATGGTAAAAGGTGTTCCTACCTTCGGTTTCGGCAAGGAGTTTACTACGGATATGCTCAACAAAGATTTCCGTATCTATGCGGTCGATAGTGTAACGTTACCCAATGTGGTGCGTGACGGCAAGCAGGTGAGTGAGGTCATTTATGGCACTCCGTGGAATCCTCTGTTTGTGTGCTTCGCCACCGACGTGATAGCTCCGCAAGGCTCTTGCGGTTGTCTGTTTCGTCCGGCAATGAAAGGCGATCCGATAGTATTCTCTACCTGCGACGACCACAGCGTGCGCAAGGTGAGCCGTTGGCTGATGGGCGATAAGGTATTCACCTATGCCATGGACCACCGCGACAGTTCAACGACAGCCGTTCATGCAGCCATTGAGCAGTTTGAGCCGGACGAGCAATACACCAAGGAAAAGGATATTTGGGTGGAGAACGAGACAAAGAACGGTGAGGGCAAAGGTACTTACCATCTGGAGCAGGAACCGATAAAGACCTCCGACATCAAGGCACGCAATATCGTATTCTGCCGCACACCCGAAGATGCACTCAGCGTATATTATGCCATGCGCTCCCTGCGTATCGACAAGGCATCTGACCCGCATTTTCAAAAATACTGTTGGTATCATGTCGCCTTCTCTATTGGCAGACGTAACTTCTGGTATATCGACCGTGGTCAGTGGCGGCAGGAAAAGCTCGACTTCAATGCCGTTCAATATCAAAAGATGAACCGTTTTGCCGAGCGTGTTGTCATGCTCTACCCGAATGACATATCCTCACAGCGCGACTGCGGAGCCATCGCCACTAAGTATAGCGACATCTGCTATGCCATGTTGCCCGAAGCCTTCCGCTCACGTTACAACCAGCGTTGGCAATGGCTCTATGGTTGTTCACCTCGCAGTGTGCGCGACTATATGATTGCCTACCGCATGACCGACGAGGATAACTTTAAGTTCGACCACGACCTGCGCATTCCTCTGTATAGCCGACTGCGTGGAGCCAAGAACACCGACCCCTTCGAGATAGAATATCCGCGTGATCCGCGCAGCGGAAAACTGAAGCCGCCTACATGCAAGGTGTCGCCTTCAAAGGTGTGGCTCTTTATGTCGGCGCACGGATATTACCGAATGATAGACCCCGAAAGCACCGACCTTGTGGGACAGTATATCCATTTGGATAGATGCTTTGTGGAGTATATAGATGTGAAGAGCATCATCCAGGCTACAAAAGAATTGCTGATAGAGTTTATAGAACAAAGTTGGCGACACAACGACATCGAGCAACGCCTCATGTCCGACTGCGCCAATATGGTTGATAAGACCTTCACGGAAAAATCTGCCGGTGGACTGCAAAGTATGGTGATTAAGTTTTCGGATGCTTTTGATGCCAAGACGGAGTATTTCTATTTCCGTAATGTGGCACTGAAGATTACACCCGAAGCCATCACGCCTGTCAGTTACGACTCGATAAACTTCTTTATCCCTGCCTTGGCGCGCAAGCCATACGACTTCACGATGCGCGTGTTCAAAACGCCTTTCGTGATAGCCGAGAGTCAGGAATACCGCGACAAACTCGCAGCCATCAACCAGAAAGAGGCTATGCGCAATGAGGACGGTTCGCCGGTATTCTCTACCCTTGAGATAGGACAGATGAAAGCCGAACTGGAAGAATGGGCACAGACCTACCGATGGGTGGTAGACTGTCAGGGCAAGCGGGAGCAAGACCTTTGGCCTATTCTCCGAATCATAAGAGGTTGTTCCAATGTGCTTTGGGAGAAGGAGCAGGAAGCCATCCGCAACAAGCAGGAACTTCCGTCTATCGACCAGGCAGTGATAGCCTCCCACTTTGCCAACATGCTTTCGTGCATAGGTCGTGTGTGCTACCGCTCATGGGACACAATGCAGAGTATTTGCCCTTATCTGCTTGAGGACAATATCGTGGACGAGAAACAGGCAAGTGGCGGTTCGGGCAAATCGGTGATGATAAACCTTGTTGTCGGTTCGGCAGTGAATGTGCTGAAGGTGGACATGAAGGAATTTCTCACTATTGCCGATGCCAAGTTTTGCCTTTCCGACTTGTTGCTTTACCCCGGCAAATACAGGGTGGTGCATTGGGAAGATAAACCGAAGAGTTTTCCGATGAAGTACTTTTACAACAAGGTAACGTCGGGAACAAAGGTTGAGAAGAAATTTGGTGACCCGGTGAACATGAAATTGGAAGACTCGCCTCTGAATGTCATCACGAGCAATTCACCATTGAGTGATGACGACGACTCTACGATAGGTCGTTTTCCGCTGGTGTCATTCTCCGATAGGTTCGCCAGAGCCAACCCGCAGAAGCGCAAGCCTGCACGCTCGCCCAGTGATGTGATGAAGAACTTTCGCATGGAACCGGAAAAGCTCACTGACACCGACCGCAACCAGACGATATATATCTGTGCCTTGGCAGTCCAGTTCCTTATGCGCTACCACACGTTTGCCATTGCACCGCAGGAGAATGTGCGCCGCCGACAGATGGTACAGAAGCTCACCGAGAGCATCGTGCGCTACTTTGAATGGTTCTTCTCACGTCAGGAGGTGTATGGCATACCGGTTTGCACAGATGATATGTTCAACGAGTTCATGCGCGATTGGGCGGATGCCTCTGAGGGTAAGAGCAAGGAATACAGCCGTGCCACATTTAAGAAGAAGATAGCCGACTACTGCGAGAATATGGGCATCGTCTGCAACCCACCGCAACTGTTTGCCAGCGACCGCGACCGCCAGCGCAAGTGCTTCAAGCTCCAGGCATGGGTAACGCAAGAGTACTTTGCAGGTCGTGAGTGGGAGAATGACAATACGATAGAGCCGAAGTGTATACGCCATCTTCAGACTTCCTATCATGTATTCTTCTTCTATCGCCCGGGCAAGGACGATATCCCGAAGGACTATGCAGAACTCAAGCGTATCGCCCGTGAGTTTGCCGAGCGCCCCGACCCGCTGCCTTATCGTGATGAGAACGGCGACATCGTTTCGCTCACCGAAGATGAACAGACCCGCTGGGACAATTTCATTTCGCGCAAGCAGGGCAAACGATATGCAAACAATAATGAGAGTAATAACACAACGGCCAACAACCTTAACCAGATAAAGGAAGAGGATATGCCGTTCTAAACGAATACATTTTAATACTTAAAAAGGAGATTACAACTATGATTGAAATGAACAACGAGGCTGAGATTATCAAGGGAAGATGTCGCTTCATCAACGACCACTTTCAGAATTTCAAGACCTACGGCATACCCCATGCCCAACTGATTATTGCCGACCCACCCTATAATTTGGGCAAGAACGCATACGCCAGCAACCCGGCATGGTACAACGATGGCGACAACAAGAACGGTGAGAGCGAACTGGCAGGTAAGGAGTTCTTCGACACCGACAAGGATTTCCGCCCGGCTGAATTTATGCACTTTTGCTCACAGATGCTCGTCAAGGAGCCGAAGCAAGGCGTTACCGACGAGGATATAGAAAACCCATCGGGGGGGCAGAGAACAACGGCAAGGCTGGCTCACGCAAGAAGAGCAAGGCTCCGTGCATGATACTATTCTGCGCTTTCGAGCAGTTGCAGTATTACATCGACCTTGGCAAGCGTTACGGCTTCATGCACTATATCCCGTTAGTGTTCCGCAAGAACTTCTCGGCTCAGGTACTGAAGGCTAACATGAAGGTGGTGGGTAATTGCGAGTACGGTTTGATGCTGTACAAAGATAAACTGCCGAAGTTCAACAACGACGGGCAGATGATATTCAACTGCTTTGACTGGCCTCGCGACAGCACTACGCCCAAGGTTCATCCTACGCAGAAGCCAGTGCAGTTGCTTGAACGATTGATAGAGATATTCTCCGACCCCGATGATGTGGTGATAGACCCTTGCGCAGGAAGTGGCACGACGCTTCGCGCAGCCATTCAGAAAGGCCGTAAGGCGTATGGGTTTGAGATAAAGAAAAACTTTTTTAATGATGCACGCGACAAAGTTCTGAAGAGTTTTCAGATGTCGCTGTTCTAATAGTAATTAGTTAAATAAAATAATATGAGAACAAAAACAAGTAATTGGTTCGAGTGTTCCGTCAAGTGCGAGAAAACATCCGACGACGGAACTTTTAAGAAAGTAGCAGAACAATATGTTGTTGAAGCATTGTCTTTTACGGAAGCTGAAGCGAACATCCTTCAGAATGTTGCAGCCTATTGTTCTGGTGAATTTGAAGTTGTAGGTATTAAACCTGCGAAGTTTAATGAGATTGCTTTTGAGGATGATGTCAAAGCAAAAGAAAATAGTAAATTCTATAAGATGAATGTTTCTTTTATTACTATTGATGAGAAAACAGGAAAGGAGAAACTTTCAAACCACCTATATCTTGTAGAGGCAGATTCGCTGAAACGGGCTATTGACAATGCGGATGAGATGTTTGCAAAATCCATGATAGACTACGTTTCGGTGAATGCCAACGTGACTAAGTTTTTGGATGTTTTTGAGTCTGACAACAAACAATAACAACTATGGCAAGTTACAATGGAAGTGTAGACCTTCTTTCGCTCAATGGAGCGCAGGTGTTTACGGGTATCGACCAAAAAAACCCGACAAGAGCGTATGTGTGTGTGCCGGTGGATGTGAACGACATTAAGCTGACCACATCGAAGAATGACCCGACAAGACAGATTGCGGGCATGAGGGTGAACATCTGGCCTCTCAACGAGGCTTACAAGAACGCCGTGCGCCGCTCGGCTCAGGAGCGTGGCGACAGCAACGTGAATGTGCCTACGCACGAGATGCAGATGTCGTTCACGGTGGACTATATCAAGGCGGCTATCGACCGCTTCCCTAAACTGGTGGAGCAGGTGCGTGAGCAGAACAAAGAACGTGATGCCGACCTCGTGAACCAGGACCCGAAGGATGAAAACACTCACCTCTTCAAGCTCATCCGTCAGCGCATGAACAAACGCCTCTGCGTGCTCTATCAGCCGCAGACACAACAGACACAGCAGACTGCCTATCCACAGCAGGCTTATCAGTCGGCTGTCTCGGCTACTGCTTATGTGGCTCCGGCAGACGGGCAGCAGAACGACCCGTTCAACGGAGAGGCATATAATGAGGACGACCTGCCGTTCTAATCAGCGAACAATCAACAAGAATATTAATTATCATCGAATGATACAAATGAAACGAACAGATTGAGAACCCTACGGATAACACAGATGGCACAGATATTTTCTATCTGTAAACTTCGTGTTATCCGTAGACGAAAATTCGTTTCATTAGTTTCATTCGATGACCAAAAGAAACAAGCAATATGAAGTTGCAAGCAAAATCATCCCGCGAGCTCAACGCTGCCCTCCAGAAGTCGGCACGTTGTATCGCCAGCAAGAACACGATAGCTATCCTCGACAATGTGCTGCTCACTCAGCAGAAGGACGGACAGTTGTTCTTTACCTCGGCATCCACCGAGGCACGTCTTACCATCCCTGCACCGCTCACCATCGTGGAGGGCACATTCAAGTCGGTGGTGCTCCCCATCAAATACATCATGCCGTTTCTCGGCACACTGCCCGACTGCACCGTGAACTTCTCTTTTGAGGATGCCCACGCCCTTATCCTTGAGTATTGCCATGGCGATGGCGACAACGTGAAGGAGGGTAACGCACAGCTCACATGGCTTGATGCCGAGGACTACCCGCAGATGACTGCGCCCGGTGCCGATGCCGTGAAGATAGCCCTGCCGATGGCACTGTTCAGCGATGTGCTTGCCAAAGCAGGCGATTTCGTTGGTCGTGACGAGATACGTCCGGTATTGAGCAGTCTGTGCATAGATATTACCGAAGACCGCTCAACGGTTTATTTCGTGGGCACCGACGGACACGCGCTCTTCAAGCAGACCCTCGGCAACGATCCTGCCAAGAACGGTTACGACTTCTTCCGTGGTGGCGAGCCGGAGAAGATATTGTTGCACATGGCATACTTCAAGCCGTTTGCCGCCTTTGCCGGTTGCGAGGAGATAACCGTTGAGAGCGACAACCATTCCATCCGTTTCTCGTCGGGCGACATTGAGTATGTGTGCAAATCGCTGGAGGGCAGATACCCCAACTACAACTCGGTCATTCCGCGTCAGAACCCCTATTTCGTTACCTTCGACAAGAAGGAGATGCTTGCCATCGTGAAGCGCGTGGGACTGTTCTCACCCGAAGCCGACAACAGTGTGGTGCTCCGCAAGGAAGGCATGTTCCTCACGGTGTCTGCCGACAACATCGACTTCTCGCTCTCGGCTTCCGACCAGGTGATGCTCCAGAACTCGCAGTGTGAGGAAGGCTTCCGTATCGGCTTCAATGGCGTGCGCCTCCAGTCGGTCATCAGTGCCGTGCCCGGCGACACTATCCGCATGGAACTTTCCGACAAGACACGCGCTGCCGTGTTCACTGCCGACGAACCATCGCCCTCGGTGCTCACGCTCCTTATGCCGATAATCATCAACGACTGAAAATTATAATCATTCATCAAATGACACAAATGAAACGAACCTTTATTGCAAGTTATTGTCATTCGTGTTATTTGATGACTAAATAAAAAAAGATAAAGATGGACGATACACTTCTTTTCATTCCACCCTGCTGTGTGGACCGTAAACTACCCAAGGCTGTGATGCAGGCTCCACAGCGTATGCTCACCTTTTACACGCATGGCGACGTGACGATGGAGAAGTTCTATCGTGCCGTGAGCTATCTGCTGGTTGACTCTCATGTGATGGTGCTCGCGATGCCTGCCGTAACGCCCGACACGATGAGTTTCCTCCTTCAGTGCTTTGAGCGCAAATGGATAACTGCCCTTGTGTTATCGACGGCACGGAAGAACGCCGAGATAGTAGACAAGTTTCTTGGCGACTACCATGACCGTGTGCTCTACACGCAGAGCAAGGACGTGACGGACTCCACCTCGCACATGGTGCTGTACAATAAGGAGCGGGCACTGACGCTCAACGGAGCCATGCTCGACCATGCCTATTCGTCGCTTGAGAGCTATTCGCTGGTGTTCTATCCCATCCACTGCCTCTCGTCCAACGGGTGCGACTGGGGCAATCCTATCCGCAACATCCTCTTGCCCGACGTGCTCCGCCACCGTCAGCAGGTGCGCAAGGACAAACGTGAGGTGGGCAACCGGGAGTTGAGCCGTTTCCTTCAGTGCAGCTTTCCGCCGTACAAGGAGGACGAGCAGACGGACAGCGAGCCGAAGGATCACTATTCATTCTCTAACATCTGAGCCGTATGAACTCCAATCCTAAGCAAAGTTACACCAACCTCCGTGCTTACACGGAGAAGTGGCAATGGATAGACCCTCGCTCCAAGCAGCAGGTAACGGGATATGTGCATCCGCAGACCGCTACCCATGTGGAGCGCAAGCCGTTCTTCATCCGCTTTCTCACCAAGACGGGACATGTCGATGCCGGCAACTGCGTGTGCCTCTCGGTCAATACGCTGACACATCAGCGCAAGGTGCAGTTTGTGGCATCGGGAGAGATTAGGGTGCTGAATGATGTGCTGGTGCTGGAGGTGGATGGCACACGGTTTATCACGCATTAAATCAACAACTACGGATAACGCAGATGATACGGATAAGAAAATCATCGAATGAAACAAATGACACGAATAAAAAAGAACATCGGAATGAACGGAAAGAACGGAACAGAGAAATCTGTTTTGTTTGTTGCACCTGATATTGACGGGTTCGTTTCATTCGTTTCATTTGATGAAAAATAAAATTCCGTTAATTCCGTATTTTCCGATGTTTTTCAAAAACAAGAAGCAACTATGTGGAATATCTTTAAGAGAAAAAAGAAGAAGCAGATGAAGGAGCTCACGCAGTTGAGCCAAGCCTTCGCCATTATCACCGAGTTCAACCGTCGCGGTCTGATTCACTGGCAGACGAAAGACAAGATACTCTTGATTGAGGAATCGCTTGCCGTGGTGCAGATGGCACAAGGGGAGGAACGTTTCCGCAACTTCCTCAATCATGTCGCCAACTGGCAGAACTTCCGGCTTATCCGCGATGCCTACGACCAGGCACGCATCGACCTTGAAGCCAAGGCAGTGCGCGAGGCACAGAAGAAGGAGGGCAATCTGTCGAAAGCCGGCATTCAGCGCATACGTCAGAACGCACGCTCCCGAATGGACGTGATACCCACAGAGCAACTGCCGGGACTTATCCGAGAGTTTGACATCATGATTATCCGTGCCAACGCCATTTCGCCGCAGACTGCAAAGGAGGAGAACGGACAACTCCTTGCCCTTGGCCACTTCGACGGCAAGCAGGTGGAGATGGCGATGTATGACGACATTAAGCATAACCTACAAAACAACGAATAGCGATGGTTAATACTATTTTTGTGATTCTTGCAGCATGCGTGATTGGCATTTCCTTTTTGGCTTTCGTGTGCATGCTGTTCGGAAACGATGACGAGAATGATGACAACGACTATTAGTATAATGTTTGTGGCGGCTTGGGCATACCATAGCTACCGCAGTATAAGAAACAACAATCCGAGATTATGAAAAAGAAACTTCAAGCATGGCTCATTCATCTGCTTGACGGCGATACCAGAGAGGAGATAATTGAGAGCAACCGCAACAGTTATAACATCGGTGTCTATACGACATTGATAAACTTGATGACCTTCGCCCAGCGTCAGAACGGCAAGTCGGCTGACGAATGGTGCAAGGGCGGTATATGGCTACATCGAGGACAGCATCAAAAAGATTGAGAAGCGAGAAATAACCAAATAACAATAACCCTTTAATACTTTATAGAGATTATGGAAAAGCAAATGACCCGAATGGAGTTTGACGATCGTATGAACGCAATCAATGTAGAGCAGCGCAAGGCTGCACAACCGTTCAACGACCGGATGCAGTCTATCGTGACAGAGAAAGCCAACATCAACAAGAAGGTGGCTGAGTTGCGTGCGGAAAGCAAACGGCTCGGTGCGGAATATGAGATGTACCATCAGCAGTGCCGTAAGACCAACGACATGTACGAGGAGCGCAAGCTGGAACTGCGCCAGCGTTTCAACGCCACGTTCACGCCCAAGACCAAGCATCCCGTCGATGTCCAGATGATGCATCATGTGCGCCGCTGCGTCCTCTCCTGTCTGAAGGATGCCCTTGCCGACAAGCGCAACACGGACGACATCCAGTTTGATTTCCACTTCGAGGAAGACGGATCACTGAAACTTGAATGCAATATTCCGGAAATAAAATAACAACTTAAACTTCAAAACATTTACAGCTATGCACAAGAATTACAGTAAAGCAACATTGGCAATCGCGGCAAAGATAGCCGCTTCGGTTTTCGATACCCTTGCAACGACAGACATTTCGTTGAATGTGGAGCAAGCCCGGGAAGCAATAGATGCCGCACGCGAGATAACCGACGAGTATATGAAGAAAGCCTACGGCAAGTTCGGAGGACAGTCTTCGGAACTTCAGAACGCCAAGGACTCCGACAATGCAGAGATAAGCCAGGCGTGCGAGAAGATAGACGCCATCTTCCACCGGGTGAGCAGGGCAGAGTTGGCTCTTGCCAAGGCAGAGGACAGAAAAGTTTCCGAGAAATACCTGAAGCGTATGGCAGTACGCATCACACGCAGTGTAATGAAGGGTATAAAAGGTGTCGATGTTTCCGATATCACTTCCGACATCAAGCGCCGCAAGGACGGTACTTATCTGGTAAGTATCACAATAGCCTCCGATCATGAGTAAGGGAATGTATATACCTCGTGAGGGCGACATCGTGGCTTGGAACAACGAGAGCAAGTGTACCAGCATCGCCGTCATGATGAACGAGGATGAGTTTAGCGTCTGTCTGAATTTCCGCGGTCGCAAGGACGAGGAGAGTCGTATCTGGGAGTGGGACAACGTTCCTACAGACAAAACTCTCCGTCGCGCCGACAAACTGGAGATGGCTTGGCTTTTTGCCGAGCTCATCGCCCAGGGATATGAGTTCAGGGCTGAGGACGGCAAGGTAACGGTGAACATCTGTCCTGAAGAAAACGACGGAGACAATGAACCGGAGCAGGAGCCCGAAGTGCAGGTGCGCTGTGTGTTCCTTTCGCGCAACGACCGCTTCGCCAAGTATATCTACGAACTTGCCAAACTCTATCAGCAGCAAGGCTCGTTCCGCAACATGTCGGAACTGGCACGCCGAAACAATATCACGTCCATCAAGAAGGAGACATGCTTCCGTATCGGACTGCCCAATCTCCTTTCTCCCGAATGGCTCACGTCATCATCCGGCATTAAGTTTTGCAATGAATTGTACGAATATGCCCTGCACCACACGCAGCGTTTGCCGTTGATACCTCAATCCGCAAGAAAATGAAACTAAACCTAAGTACACCACCGCAACAAGTCATCGACACTCTCGTAAGGGAGTGGCCGATGGCTTCGGCAGCCTACGTTCAGCATCATGGGGGAATGAAGGCTTACGACCGCAAGCAGGATGAGTTCCTGCAAAACGCCTTGCGCACAGAGAAGAGCAGCGTGCATGACGATTTCTACATGGAAATGCCCGATGGCAACAAGTGGTGTGTATTCGAGCACACCGTCTTCGACCACGGCTATGTACATACCTGCCACTATGCTTTTTGCTATTGGCTCACTCAGCCCTACGGAGGAATATTCTTCAAGATGAATCAGCCGGTAGCAGGAGAGAAGGACATGAAGCCGGGTTTCGTCTGTTACGACAGCCACTTCTTCGAGCGGCTCTGCGAGCGCGGCATCTATCAATGGAATGGGCTAAAAACCTTCATACAGTTCATTGCCGACAATCACGCCAATACTATTTATTGTACCGACCGTGATAACAACAAATGGGATATTCGCATCAGTCATGCCATCGGTCGCGGTTTCCAGCACAAGGATTGTCCTACGGCATATTACATCAAGACCGTCCTCGATGACGAGCAATTAACACGCTCGCAACGGCAGGCGACATCTGTGGGCAGGCGCACCGGCGATTCCATCAACAAGTACATCTCTCTTCCGCTTGCGGATATGTTCCAGCGGTTGCAGGCTAAGATGATGGCAGCGAAAGCCAATGGCACACTTGAGGATTTCCGTAGTGAGTATATCCGCGACATCGCCCACATGCTGCATATCTCGCAAGAGGAAGCGCAATATCTGAACGGCGTGTACGAGCTTATCCTCGGTGTCATCCTTGAGATAAAGCCTTCGGTCAATCCTTACATAAATCGGGATTTGCCCATGCAGTGTTTCTGCAAGGCGATAAACCTTCTTAACCGTTGGAAGGATGCGCAGTCTGACGATGGAGGCAAGCTCGATTTGGTGAATGGCATTTGCGCCGTAAACAAGCAGCAGTCGTTGCGTATCAGCAAAGGTGCTATCATACGGGCAATAAATGACAGATTAAAAAGAGCAGAAAATGAGTTTTAACAATACCCGTACATTCCGCAAGCCCACGGAGAAAGCGAAGTGGCAGGTGCCGACGCGACCGCACAACGGCACCGGACCTATGGAGTATTACCTGGAGGGAGAACTGAAGGAGAAGTTCTGCAAACTGTTTCCCATTCATTCCAACCGCAGGATATGCACATGGTTCGGTCTGTCTTTTTCCACTTGCCACCGTTTTGCCCGTGAGTTGGGGTTGCAGAAGGACATGAAGGCTATCTGTCGTGAGCATGCACGGGACATCAAGAAGACTTGTGAGAAGAACGGCTATTACGATTCCATCCGTGGTAAACGACCGTCGGACGCTTGCCTCGAAGCCACACGCCGACTCCGTGCAGAGGGTTTCCATCCTTTAAAGCAACTGAAGAAGAAGAATCCTCGCAAATACAAAAAGGTGATGGCAAAACGTGGCGAACGCCATAAGGAGCTTTGGGAAAGTGAGAAGCGGCGTGCGCTCTATGGCTTGGAACAGAAAACCAACCTCCGTATCAATCTCAACAAATTGAGCAGTACGGCAGGGTCACAGAAGCATCAGATGATAAAGAAGCGCAACTACTTCGCCGATCCCGACCACACGTCCTGGGTATGCTACGACAGCCAGACCGACCGTTCGCCACGAATGGAGGCTACTGCCATCAAACACGGACTGCGGATAGTGCAGGGCAACGATGTGGACGAGACAACAAATGATTAAAATTTTAAGCAGTGATATGAACGCACATACCCCACCAACCTGCGCTCGCTGTGTGTCGTATGACCACAACGGGTGTACCTGCCGAGAGCAAAGCTCGGAGATGTATCAGCACGACCTCTCACCCTTTCATGTGGCGTGTCCTAAATATCTCTCCGTGTCGTATGTCTACGGCAAGGCTCCGAAACGCAAGAAGTGGCACAAGGTGAAGACGATGGACGACATCGAGACTCCCGGTGCACGCTTCTATTAACAATGGAAATAAAGGCATTATATGATGCGTATGAAACGAACATCGGAAGCAACAGAAATGACGGAAGATTTCTTAAACATCAAAAGGAACAAAAGAAGCAAAAAGTTCCGTTCATTCCGTTCATTCCGATGTTAAAGAAATATCATGGCACACGCTTTTCGTTTCTTTTGATGTAAACATCCCGATGCGAAAAGGTTCGTTTCATTCGCGTTATTCGATGACAATAAAAAACAATAATGATTATGCAGAAAGAAAAGAAAACAACTCCTCAGATGGCTATTGCAGCTTTCGAGCAGTCCTGCAATGAACTTGCCCGTCAGGTGAACCACCGCTTGTTTGACGACACGCGCTCATGGTACTGGATAGGCAACGAGATAGGCGGCTCCTGCGACTTTGATGATGCCGACATCCTCACACCCGAGGAAATGGTCATCATCCTCCAGACGCCCCACTTCACCTACAACGATTATGCCGAGTGGCGCGATGCCAACATCGAGTATGGCGACACCAAAGGCTACATCAACCTGCGGTCGTGGATCATAGGTTGCCGACACTTTATGCTGGCGGACAAAGCGAAGAAAGAAACTATGATAGAGCCGTCAGAACTACGAAAAAAGAGCATGGAAGCCTTCGATAATAAATGTCGTGCTTCACTTGAGAAGATACAGCCCGCGCTGCAAAAGACTGCTGAAAGCGGAAAAACGGAGCTCACTATTTCCGATGTGAAAAAGCATTATCCTGATGTGGAAGATTTGTGTGTAGCATTACAGATGCACGGTTTCAGAACATTCTATTCAGAGTTTTTCGATAGTTTGACCGTTTATTGGTGTTTTCGCAAATGACCACTTACCAACTCTCCGTGCATCCCTTGAGCCATAAGGTAGAGTGGGGAGGGTGGAAGCCTGTCGCTCCTGCCCTCCGTGCCACCGACTACAAGCGTCCGCACTGTGTCCTTATAACGTATGATTAAACTCTTACCTTTGAACGTGGATAAAGACCACACCGCCCCGACGGTGCTTGCCGGATATTTCAAGTTCGGCTCGCGCACTTTGTTGCTCGGCAACTACGGCACTACTGGGGGGGGGGGAATCTGTATTGAATATGATTAAGATAAACTACCACATTCCTCTCGTAGGGGGGGGTACTATCGCAAGTGACCGATGCCTTCAACCGAGGGCCGCTTTGGCACGTTAGCCGATGTGTGAGGAGCAACGTGCATGATGCAGGAGCGCTCATCTGTTACGAATAACAAAAAAGACAAACAATGATAACAAAATTCAACTTCAACGACCGCACCATCAAGAGCTATGCCATACGCAAGCTCACGCCAAAGGAGTGTTTCCGGCTGATGGGTGTGCGCGACGATACCATCCGCACGATGCAGACCACCGTGGCGGAAATGAAAGAGCGCCGTGGGCAAGCCGACAATGGCGGCAAGCAAAAAGATGCCGACATGGTAATCTCAGCCAGTCAGCAGTACAAGCAGGCGGGCAACTCTATTGTGGTGGATGTACTCAAGGCCATCTATGCACAGTTGTGGTACCCCAAGGAGCCGAAGCCGAAGGCGCAGCTCTCCATGTTTGACGATTTCTTTCCCGAGGATGCGCTGCCGCAGATGCCGGTGGATGCTAACCATGGCGAGAAGGTCATCATCACCACTTTCAGCGGCTACGACTCGCAGCTCATGGCTGCCGACGCCTTAAAGGAGGAACATCCCGATTTCCGCTGGACGTGTATAGGGCGGAGCGACATCGACAAGTATGCCTGCCAGATGCACGACCTCGTGTTTCCGCAATATGCCGACCGCGCCCTTGGCGACATCACCAAGATAGACTGGCACAGCGTGAAGCAGTCGCTCGAAGGTCGCGAGGTAGACCTCTTCACCTATTCCTCGCCCTGTCAGGACATCAGTCAGGCGGGCAAGCAGATGGGACTGAAGGAAGGCTCCGACACCCGAAGCGCATTGCTCTTCGGCGTGTGGCGGATGCCATTGATGTATTGCGACCCAAGTATCTGTTGCAGGAGAATGTGGCGGCACTGGTGAGCGAGAAGTTTATGCCCGACTTTCAGAAGTGGCTCGCCAAACTCGAAAGTCTGGGATATGTGAACCGCTGGGCACGGCTCAATGCCAAGGACTACGGTGTGCCGCAAAACCGCGACCGCGTGTTCTGCCTCTCCATGCGCCGTGATGTGGCTTTCGACTATCAGTTTCCCGAAGGCTTCCCTTTGCAGACCAGGTTGGAGGATGTGCTTGAAGAGGAAGTGACAGAAAGGTTTTTCCTCAAAGACAATGCCGTGGAGAAATTCCTTAAAGCCAACGACACCGACAAGGCTCTCTTCATGCAGTTCGACCTTCCGCCTACACACGATGCGGCAATGTTCCTCAAGACGTGGCTCCAGATGTGGATGCGTGGTGATTATGGCTTTGATGATTCTTGTTATGAAGAAGAATGGTTTGAAGAAAACGGATATACGTATTGGGATTTAACGCCATCGGAACTTCAAGAAACATTAGAAAATATCAAGGAAGATTTGTGCCAAGCGCATTTGGCGTTTAGCAATAAAGAACTGATGGATGAAGAGTTTTCCTTGTTGTTCCAAGAAAACATGAAACGCCGTCCGAAAGATGAAAACCGATAATCCGCCAGAAAGGGTAATCCGCCCCATCGTTCTCGGCCAATACTCGCCCTCGCAGAACGGCATCATCGTGTCGCCGCACGGCATAGCCCTCTGCATAAGTGGGGGGGTAGAGGACACGATGTGGATAAACCAAAGATATTGATTGAGTATGACTAAAACGCCCACCTATAAGCGCGGCACGTTCACCAGAAACGGAAAGACCTACGGCATATATCCCGATGGTTCTACCTACAGGATATATGCCGATAACAACATCCCTTTCCTTCAGATAGTGGATGTCGGAGGCAGCACGTTCCTCCGTGTGCGCCAGGCTACGGAGCAAGGCTATGCCGACTGTCCCGTCTTCGGTGTGTGCGACATCAGCTATCCCTCGTCAGCCTTGCGCAGGGCGAGAACGGTAGATGGTGGCCGGCTGGCCAACGCCCTGACGTGCGGGCAGCAGTTGGCGGTGTTTGTAGAATTATAAAGAATTATGACGAAATATCTGTTTTACCAATGTCCAAGAGGTGAAAATCGGGGGGTATTCTCTCGCAGAGCATCTGTCCTACCATCACCATTTGCAGTTGGGCGTGTAATTGTTTTTTGATAAAAGAGTATGACTAAACAAATTCCATTCGTGCAACGCTCGGCATGTCTGAGTATTCGGGGGGGGTACTCCACGGCAATCTCCTCTCGCTACGACGGTTGGGCAGGCTTGTTTGGCAAGAACCACGGGCAGCACACTATGGTGCTGGTGGCGTATGAGTAGGCACAGAGCGGTGCTTGTGCATTACCGCACGGAGGAAGCGAAAGCCTACCGCCGCGAGCATGGCGACCGTGGCGGATGCCGGTATCAAGACAAGCTGCACCGTATGAACCCGCAGCCGTGGAGCAACACAGTGAGTACAGTAACGAAAGACAACCTGTTATGCGAAGAATATACATAGCCGCTTCTCGCGGTCGCGACCCGCTGAATCCTACCGACCGCAAACACTCGGTGAAAGGACGCAGTGAGCAGCGGTTTTAGATTAATGGGGGGTACGAGCAACGCCCTTACCTCTGTCGGCAAAGACAACTTAGTACTGATGGCGTATGATTAAGCGATATTACATCGGTTGGGTGCGCAGCGGAAAGGACGGCCACGGACTCGTCAAGAGCCGACCGCGCAAGCATATTGCTAATGCCGTAACCGCCTCGCCACCCGGCGGCTTTGCCGACCCTCGCGACGGACTGGGCAACACTACTCCGCATGTGGTGATGGTGTTTGAGTGAAGAACAACAACAGTAAAGAAACAACTAAAATTTATAGAGCAATGAGTATTTACACGCAATATGAAAAGATTAAGTCGTTATGGCATCCCATAACTGACGAGGACTTCAATATTGATTTCAGTATTCCCTTTGTCCTGTTTTCTGATGAAGGCAGTATTCTGTACTTTAATCCGAAGCGTGATAAGTTGGATGACATTTGGGATGACATGGTTCTTTTCGAGGAAGACGGAAAGACGATGACCGAAGAATTTAAAGATCACATGCGCAGCTTTGAATTCGGTTATATGTATCTCGATGATGAGTTTTATCGTGCGATAGACAATTTCCGACACAAACATCTGGAAGACGTAAAGGCGAAGAACGAGAGAGCCAATGTTTTCGTTCAATATGCGAACAATGATTTCCGTGTTCTTGATGTTTTTGACTTTCGGCAGGATGGCAGTCCGTACCGGGATTGGAACACATCGGATGTGGCATATTTCGTAAACCTGGATAGTGTGCCTGCCACAAGTTTGAATGGCCTTTTTCTGCAAATGGATTAAGAACAACTTAAATTTATAGAGCAATTATGAAAGAAAACAAAGGACTATACAATGCGCTCATCCGCAGACTGGGCGAGATGGTGAAAGAGAATGTGGAACTGGAGCAGCGTGTGCATCAGCTCACGGGTGAGTACAACCGTGTGGTGAAGCAGGCGAATGAGAAGTCTGTGGATTCTCTGATGAGCGAAAACGAAAGTTTGAAAAAGCTAAGCAATCAACTTCAGATAGAGCGCAACGAGGCGCGTACCAGTGTGGCCGAATACAAACACCACGAAGCGGAACTACTCAATGCAATTAACCGACATTGCGAATCCGACATCATGAAGTGTGGTGAAACCTGTCCGAACAAACCAGGATGTGATGTAGGCTCAAAAGATTGCTGTGCTTGTAAGCATGAATTAGGACAAAAGAAATATCTTAGCGTTTACTTTATTTTTTGCGCCTACCGCTACGACAAGCAGCAGGAGGAAGAAGCAAAGGAAAGAAATAATGAAGATGAATAGCCACCTCCATACACATTGCCTCGGCATGCTCACCGTGCCGCCCTACGACCGCAAGTTTGAGCAGTCGCGCAGAGTGTTCTCCCCGAAGGGCGTTGCGCCTACGGTGTATACCTTCGGGGGGGGCAACCTTGAGATAAAGATATTATTGGAATTGTAAAACGAACATATAAACATTTATAGAGCAATATGGGCAAATTCGCAACGAGAAAGGTTTTGAGGGAGTTGTGCTCCCGTAACGGTCTCACGTTGTATAGACACAGGCTTGACGGAGCGTCTTATCAGATGTGTGCAGGTGGGTATGTGGTAAACGGATATACCACACGACATCCTGCAATGGATGTACTCTATGAAATGCAGAAGAAGATGATACATTTGCTGAAGTATGGAGACAAAAACGACAGCGGACATGATGATGATATTTCTTGGCATAAAGAGAAACATGTGATAGAACCTCTCAGCAAACCTTTGACTGGATATTGCTGCGGCAAGGTCTACACTTTGCGAAGTCCCGAAGACGATGCCGACCTGCAAGAGTATTTTGACCTTCAGGGATTATATAAAACGAATATAGAAAAATTTACAGAGTAAAACAATGGAACAATTCAAACCTATCAAGCCGTGGAAGTTCTATCTTCTGTGCGGCACACCGTTCTACCTGCTGTTGGTTCTGAAGATCACGGGCATGGTGAACTGGTCGTGGTGGCTGATAACGCTGCCCGTGTGGTTGCCCTTGGCGGTGGCTGCGCTGCTGCTGCTCATGCTCGCCCTGCTGGTGCTTTGGCCGAGAGGCAGGCGAGGGCATGTCCTTAGGGATTTATGGAAATAGTGTAACTTTGCAGGTAAGGTATTCAAAGGATAAAACTATACCTATTGTTTGACCGCAACAATACCTATTGTTTAGTCATAACAATACCTATTGTTTGTGGCAAACGATAGTAATAGTTTATTTGGGTAAATACCGAGTATAAATCATTAAACCTTTAACAACTATGGGAATGACCCTGAAATTGTCGAAGTCGAAAGCCATTAACCCTTCCACCAAGAAGATGGGCTATCGTACAACCGTTAAGTCCAACGGAAAAGCAGACATGGACTCTTTGCTGGCGTCTGCAAGTAGAAACACTACCATGCACAAGGCTGAGCTCCGCATGGGCTTTGAACTGATGCTCGATGCTATCCGTGAGGCTCTGACAGCAGGAAAGAATGTAGAGCTGAAGGGTATCGGCAACATCGGCTTCTCTTGCAGCGGCGCATGGACGGAGACAGCCGATGAGCAGTCGACAGTGGAGCACAAGATTGGTGTGGCTTTCTATCCAAGTCAGGAGGTTCACGCTGCCGTGGCTACTGCCAAGACTTCATGGACCAAGGACGGTGAGGGCGACGAGCCTACACAGGACGGTGGCGGTTCTTCAACAGGTGGCACTACCACCAAGCCTGGCGATAGCGGCAATCTCGACGGATAGTCCGTAAGGCCGCAGAACGGAATTGTCCCGAAGGCCAAGGGAACGTAGTCCGGCTCACATGATGCAGTCGCCGTACAACGTAAGCAACGGGTGCTGGTGCAGACGCATGACACAGAAGGAAAACTTATACCACTGCACAACTTTTTTGGAAACGAAAATTTATAGAGCAAAACAATGGAAAAAGACGTAAAACCTTATCTCGAAAAGGCCAACGAGATATTGTATGTCCTGCAAAAGGACGGACCAAATAAACCTATCGAACATACCACCGTTATAGGCTTGGTGGCTGCAAGGTTGGTGGAAGCGTGTGTAGAGAATGGCGAAGACAGGCAACAGGTGATTGATGCCATCTGCCAGAGTGTGAAAATATTTAGCAAGTAAGCGGCAACGAAGATATTTTAGGATGAATAACCACATAAAACGCAAATTTTAACTTTTGCCATAAATTGCGAAGTTTATGGGAGGGAGGGGTTCGTCGGGATGACGCGCTCCTCTTTTTTGTCATCTAATGAATCTAATGAAACGAATGGTTCTCAACATCGGAAGAAACGGAATAAACGGAAAGGTTCGTTTCATTCGTGTCATTCGATGACAGAAAACATTTTCGTTTGTTTCGTTCTTTTCGATGTTCAACAGAAACATTCGTGCTATTCGTGTTATTCGTTGTTTTATCTTCCGCTTGGCATAAAAGCCCAACGCATCCGTCCGCGGAACAATTTTAGTCCGAGGTAGAGCGTGTCGAAGGCATCGGTGAAGTCGGTGCGCTGCTGGAGAGGCAGGTTGTCTTCGGCTTCCGGCTTTTTCTCTTGCGATTTGTCTTTATGAAAACCGCTGTAGTCCATCTTCACCTCGCAGAGCTGCATGGCGATGATAAGGTCGGGATTGTTCGTCTGGTTGATGCGGATGGCAGGGCAGGTGAGACCCGCCAGCGCCTCGTTGATAATCTTGTGTTTCACCACATGCTTCTCCGGCACACCCATGTCGATGCCCTGCACGTTCCATCCGTAGCGTTGCAGTTCGCTGATAACCGTCATAAAGAAACGCTCGTCGGTGGCGGCATACGACGCACCCTGCTTGGCAGTGGCATCGTAGAAATAGACCACATCACGGTTGACGGCACGCTTGGGCGCATAGTAGTTGCTGAAATCCTGAATCAGCTCGTGCAACTTGCGCTCGTTCTTCACATACATCGACTTGATAATGTTCAGCGCCAGCACACCGTCGCGCTCATACTGCTGCCCGATAACCATCGTGTTGATGTTGGCGTTGTAGTCGAGGGCGATATACAAGGGCAGCGAAGGGTCGCAGTCGGCATCCAACCGGCAGTCGTTGCGCTCGGACAGTTCCTTCAGGTCGGGCTGGTACGACTCTGCCGTAATCTTCTTGCCGTCGATGATGCCCGTAGCCTTCTCCGTGCGAAAGGTAGCCTGCGAGAGTGGGTCTATCGTGTCGGGAATGTAACCATGGACATGATCAATGTCGAGGTTGGAATAGAAACCGTCATTCGACTTCTTGATTTTTATGTTCAGAATTGACACGGCGAAAGTGTAGGCAGGCAGGTCGCGCTTCATCTGGCGGATATAGTCCTCACCGAGAATGTCGATATTCTCCAGCGTACTTGCCCGGCGCACCACAAAGGCAGATCGGCGCAGCTCGCGCAGATAACCCTCCTGAAACTTCTTCGACCGCAGGAACATCTGCATCTCAAAATCCTCTTCGGGCGTAATCAGATACTCATAGTCGTAGATGAGTTCGGCGTCCTCCTGCGCCACCAGTTTGTACGACACAGCCATCTGCACCATAGCCTTCGTGACGTGCAGGCCGTGGTTGGGCATGATGCGGAACTGCCCCTCGTGCTTCATCATCTTCAGTGCTACGGCGCGTATCATCTGGCGCACCTCTGCCGGGACGACATGCACCGAATGGTTGGTCTTCTTGGCATTGTAGAGCATGTCGTTGTAGCATATCACCTTGTCGGCATAATCCTCCAACTGCTCCTGCACCCATCGGTAGGTCTTGCCTTTAAACTGCCCTGCCTCTATCTCAAGGTCAAGTTTTTCTTCTTCCTTTTCAAGCCAAGAACCCTTGGCAGTGAGCGAGGCATCGCTGACGTAGCGGGTGGACTTGTAGAGCGGATTGTAGTCAGTAAAATTGATGTCGCCCGTGGGGTGGGTCTGACCCGAAAGGGCGGGCGTAAACTCCTCGTCAATCTTCTTCTTGGGGAAGAAACGGCACTCGTCGCCCACGGCAGCCGAGAAGGTGTAGGAGTTGGCAGAGGCAGTCTGCGCCAGCGAAATCATCGCCCACTGCGCTCCGTTGGCAAACCAAATGATGTTGTCGTAGTTCTTGGGCTTGAAGATGCTTGGGCGAGCGTGTTTAGGCGGTCGTCCCCAGCCCATGTGTATGCCGATGGTGAAGCCAAACATACGCTCCATGGCCGCCATCGTGCCTGGTATGGTCTTGCTATATCCCTGCTGTCGGCTCACGGCAAGCCATGCGCCCAGCATACCCGGCATGGAGTTGGAACACATCCATACATAGGGTGCCACCAGTCCGTCGGTCTTGCCCACACGACGGGCGGCAATGTCGCGCTCGTCCTTGGCACCCATGTAGAGCGACTGCTGCTGAAAGCGGGTGAGGTAAATTTGATGTGGTTGCTGCATAGTTCATCTAATTTTGTTTGTGTTTATGTAGTGGAACAACAAATATCACGAATGGCACGAATGTTTTTTTAGAACATCGGAATTTACGGAATAAATGGAAATCGTTAGTGATATTGGCAACATCGAAAGAAACGAAAGAAACGAAAACATTCCGTCAATTCCGCTTCTTCCGATGTTCATTATATATTCCGTCAATTTCGTTTCTTTCGATGTTCATTATATATTCCGTCAATTCCGTTTCTTCCGATGTTCATTATATATTTCGTTTAATTCCGTTTCTTTCGATGTTCATTATATATTCCGTCAATTCCGTTTCTTCCGATGTTCATTATATTCGTGACATTCGTGTTATTCGTTGTTCCTTATATCATTCGTTGTCGCTTCGATGTCCGATGTGCCACTTGCAGCACACCCTGCACTGATACGCCCTATACCCCTGCGCCACGAGTCGTGGTTGTTGGTTGAGCCATTCGTAGGCATCATCCTCCGTCTCGTAGCTCACCTTGGCCTTCCACCCGTGCGAACTCTTGCGCGTCCAGTGTTCAGGGTCGGGACGGAAAGGCGGACGCTTGTTGTGGTAGTGGCTATGGTTCCGCTTCATCGTCGCTCCTTCCCTCCATCGGCATTTCAGCCTCACGTTCCTTGCGCTCATCCTCCTTCTCCATATACTCAAAGTAGTCAGGCTCCTCCTCACTGCTGTCGTTGGCAAAGAGGGCGTCATCATCCATATCCTGCAAGTCCTTCTGCGTAAGACCATACTTGCGGGCCATCTTCCGCTTGTACTCATCGGTGTAGTTCACGCGGTCGCGCTTCACAATCGACACATCCTGCGTGATGGCAATGCGGCTCATGTCCGGCATCTCGTCCGTGGCATCCTTCTCCTCCAGAAAGTTGCCGTACACATTCGCCAACGCCTGCATACCTTTGTCCACAGCTCTATCGTTGTTTTGCTGTTTGCCCGTGCGTATCAGCCACTCGGCCGAAGAGAGATACATCGCCTTGTGGCGCGGACTCTCATCGGTCATAAAGAAGCGTATCAGATGGTTGCACACCGCTACATCATTATTCAACTCCGTGACGGTGCGCGGACGGATATTGCCCTCATCGTCCAGTCGGATGTTGAGCGCAATTATCATGGCCTGCGCCTCCTTGTTGCCCTGCGAGGCTTGGTTGAAGAACAGCTCATAGTCGCGTCGGGCAATGTTGCGGCAGGTGGTGCGCGGATCAATGTCCTTGTTTTGCACCCATCGCTTGTAGAACTCGGCACATATCTGCATACGGTATCGCTGCTCCAGCTTGGGAAACGCCGTCTCAATCGACGTGCCGCAAGCCAGCCACTTGTCGATGCGCTGAAGAGTGCCTTGGGTTATCTGACTCATATATCTGTTTGTGTTTTATGTTGCTCTGTCTTTAACATCGAAAGGAACGAAATCAAACGAAAATCTTTTTAGTCATCGAAAGTAATCGAGATTTTAGTCATCGAATGAATCAAATGAATCGAACCTTTTCGTTTCTTTCGTTTCTTTCGATGTTTCCCTTATTCGTGTCATTCGTGTCATTTGATGTTTTCATCTTATCCGTCTCATCTGCTTCTTCCGATGTTCTTCTCGTTCGTGTCATTCGTGTCATTTGATGACGACTCCTTTTTGATGTTTCTGCAAGCAAAGTTACTTAATCTCTTTTCCCCCATACGGACATGCCCCGCACCCCACGTTCCTAATGATGTCCTTACCCTGCGAACAATAAACCTTACCTTTGGCGTATATTTTAAAAGGATAACACAAAAACAAAAACAAAACACAACTATGCAAACAGCAGCTCCCACAATTACCCGCATCGTAGCCGGACTAATCGGCGTGCTATGGTGCTACATCGAACCGTCACTCAACTACATCGCAGTATGTTTCTTCGCACTCATCCTCGATTGCTACACCGCATGGCGATGCAACCGGCGCATCTACACGCGCTACCGAGAGGCTATCAAGCGCAACCCCAAGTGCAAGATGGACGGCAAACTGCGAAGTAAAAAGATGGCAAAGATGGTGCAGGACTTCTCTGTGCTCATCATGGCTATCTTCCTTGCCGTGGTAATCGACCGCGACCTCTTGGCCCACATGGGTGAACTCCACCTTGCCAACTATCTGGCGGTAATCTATTGCTCCGTGCAGTTCGTGAGCATCCTCGAAAACGAAAGTACCTGCAATGGTGCGGCATGGGCAAGAGTGATGCAGAAGATAGTGGCGGACAAAACCGAACGACACTTCAACATCAAGCTCAAAGAACTCATGGAGGAGGAGAGGGAGATTGAGAAAGACTCGACAACAAATGACACGAATGACACGAATGAAGATGATTAAAACGGTATTTCTTTCTACAGATAACACTGATTTTACGGATAAAATATCTGTTATATCCGCGTTATCCGTAGACTTGAAACAACAATAAAACTCAGCAGACTATGACAATTAGCAATATCCTCGAACATTGGGCCACCATCTACAAGCCCCTGTCGCACAAACCCGAAGGCACGTTGAGCGAGCAGTCGTTCTTCCGTATTCTTGACATTGATGAGGAAAACATCTTCAGCCGCAATGCCAACATCATCCATTCTCCTTGTATGCTACACCGTGTAGTGTCGAGTGGCGAACTGGTGAAGCCTACGCTGACGGAAGTAACCCATCAAGTGTGCTTCCTTATAAAGGTAAAGGACACAGCACAGAAACTCGGCAGGCACGACGGACTGAAACAGCAGATGGCGGCCGACGAACTGATGGAGATTTGTGAGGACTTTATTTCCTACATGATACGTCTGCGCAAGACGCAGGTATGCCCAGTGACAGGCGTGTCGTTCAAAAGCGAAACGCAGTTGGCTATGGAACTGTCGGCTATCGACACCGACTCCTTCGCCTATGGCGTAAATCCCTTCTTCCGCGGTCCGCAATGGCTGTTGGCAGATTGCTATTGGAAGAGCGTAAAACCACTCTACAATTTCGACTGCCTTGTGGATAGCAAGTATATTCTCCCCGCACCCCCAACCGATAAAGAATAATGCGCCATGCCAATACGTACTAAACCGATAAAGAACCCTTGGGCACCGCTAAAGGATGTGGCTGGCGTATATCTGAAGCAAGCCATCACCGATATAGAGGTAAACTTCCTCACGCAGCGCATTTACCCTACGGAGGTGTACCGAGGCTATGAGAAGGTGAACGAATACCGAAAGAAACACAATATGTGGTTCTCTACTGGCGGAGGTGCCAAATCGTTTGAGGGTACGGTGTACAAGGCAGACGAAAAGACAGGCGACCTGATGGTGGGTATTCGCTATAATGACTATCTGCGGTATGTGGATATTGGTGTGGGTTTGACGGGTAGGCCCGACGACCCAGACGCGCATATCACTGCCGACAAGGTAGACCGCACGAAACGAGCCAAGTTTAAGTCGCGCTACATCAGCAAGTGGGACAGACTGAAGGGTAAATCACACCGCCCTGCCATCATGCGAACCGTGCGCCGACTGAAAATGCGCTACGAGAATCATCTGGCCGACTACTACGGCTATCAGGGTCTACTTCAGATAATGAACGCTTTGGAGATCGACACGGAATAACCTTTTTTCTTAACAGACAAAAACATTAAGCATAATATGGCTAAACAGACAACAGAAGCAATCATCACGCTCAACGGCAAACAACCGCTTGAGGTGCTTAATCAACTCCATAACGCTGCCGAGAAGATAAAGCAGGCGATGGAGGCGACGCAGCAAAAGATGAACGGCATGAAGCCGAATGATGATGCGTACAAGCAACTCAACGCTACGCTAAAGGGACTGAAGGAGCAGTACAATCTCCTCAGTTCTGCCCAAGTGAAGGATATTGAAGCCACACAGAGACTTCAATCGGCCGTGGATAATCTTGCGTCCACATCACTGAAGAACCTGCGCAAGGCTCTTGGCGATGGCAAGCGACAGATTGAGGGACTGAGCGAGGCAGAACTTGAACAGGCTAACTCTATCCGTGAGTTGATGAAAACCGTAGGCGACCAGATACGTCTGCTTGAAGGCAAGTTCGTGAAGATACGCGAGGGCTTGGCTTCTATCGGTACGCAGAGCGACCAGTGGCTCAGTAAGGCTATCGACCAGCAGAAGGAACTGATGTCGTCTACCCGCCGTGGTACTCAGGAATACAAGGAGCAGGAGCAGGTATTGCAGATGCTCACCTCTGAGCAGAACAAACGCAATGCGGCTATCTCGGCAGAGGCAACGGCACGCAAGCAGGCGCAATTCAAACAGCAGGTAGCTTCGTCGCGCCAAATGCTTTCGTCGGGCAACCTTGGCAACTATTCTCAATCGGAAATTCAGACTTCCATCAATACGCTCCGCCAGGCGCAGAGCCAGACTGCAATGGGTGGCACGGAATGGAAGCAACTGGCTGACGAGATAAAGAAAGCCGAAGCGGAACTTGACAAACTGCTGGGCAAGACGAAGGAAGTGAAACAGCAAATGTCGGAGGGCGAAGCCAAGGGTATTCTTGGCGATATTGGTAGCCATACGGAGCAGGAAGTGCGCGAGGCTATCAATGCGCTCAAGATGTTGCAGTCTACGGTGAACGTGGGCGGCACGCAATGGAACGCCTATGCTGCGGATATAGAGAAAGCCGAAACGGAACTGGGCAAGCTGACGGGTAAGATTAAGGAAGTAAAGGCTGGAATGTCGGAAAGCGGGGCGAAAGCCACTATTACTTTTATGGACAAGAACTCCGAAAGTAAGGTGCGCGAGGCTATTAATACGCTTCGTTCTCTTCAATCGCAAACTGAACTTGGCAGTACAAAGTGGAAAGATTATGCCGACCGAATAAATGATGCAGAGCAAAGACTTGCGGAATTGACGGGCAAGGCAAAAGGAGCGAAACAAGAATTGTCTCGCATGGATGTGAACGATAGGTTGCTCGATCTTAGTAATCAGTCAGAAAAAAGTCTAAAGGAAATGCTTGACTGGCTGCAAAAGGCTAAGTTGGAACTTAATCCGTACACACAAGAGTGGAGTCGCGTTGCAGATGAGATTGATAGAGTAAAGCAGCGTATGGCAGACGTGCAAGCCAATACTCCATATATTCGCAATGAGCAATCGGCTCAGAACATAGCTCGACAGAATCAACTGCAATTTCAGGATGGCACCACCCACGATGTAACCCGGCAGGATTTGCAGTGGTCGAAAGACTATCTGCAAAAGCAACTCGATGTTACGCCGGTGGCGGACACTGCCAAGATTAAGTATATACAAGAGGCTCTCGACTTGATAGACGAGCGCATGAAGGCTCTTAACGGCGACACGGAGAAGGCTACCATGTCGGCTGACAAACTCGACGATGTGCTCAATAACATGAAGTCCGCTTCGCTTTCCGAACTACGCGATGCTTCCGCCGAACTGAAAAAGCAGCTTGACGGTCTTGCTCCTTCCTCTGACGATGCCAAGAAGATAAAGAAGCAACTGCAAGACCTCGACCGCGAAATAAAGCAGGTGGAGGACGATATAGTGGACGTGAACGATGTCATCGCCCGCAGCAAGAACGGCAAGGCTTCTATCTCTGAACTGAAGCAGGCATACAAACAACTCGAAGCCGAACTGGAAAAGGTTGAAACCGGCGCAAAAGAGTTTGCAGAAAAACATAAAGACCTTGAAAATCTCCGTAAGAAAATAGACGAAGTAACTGTTTCCGCTAAAAAGCAAGGCGGCGCATGGAACACTGCACTCAAAAATCTGACGGCGTATGTGGGGTTGTTCCAGGTGTTCAACAAGGTAAAGGATGTTGTTACTGGAGCTATCAAGAAGAACTTTGAGTATTCAGGCTCCTTGACTGATATTCGTAAGGTGTCGGGTCTGACCATGGAAGAGGTTAATAAGCTCTCTACTGAGTTGGCGAAGATTGATACCCGAACCAGTGTGGAGGGTCTGGCCCAGCTTGCTTATCAGGGCGCGAAGCTCGGTATGGGTAAGTTTGGTGTGGATGGCATGAAGCAGTTTGTGGCTGCTGCCGACCAAATCAACGTAGCTATTGGCGAGGAAATGGGTGAAGAGGCATTGCCTGCACTTTCAAAAATGGTGGAGACGATGGGGCTTATCCCGAAGATGGGTATCGAAAAAGCCATGCTCGCTACAGGTAGTGCCATGTTTAAGCTGTCTTCCACATCTACCGCTACATCTGGTAATATCGTTGAGTTTGCCAAGCGACTGACGGGTGTAAGCCGTACTGCCGGTATCACGACCGACCAGTTGCTTGCCCTCGGTTCAGCTTCCGACTCTCTCTTCTTGATGCCGGAAGTGAGTGCTACTGCCATGTCTAAATTTATTGTAGCATTACAGAAGAATCACAACCTTATCGAAAAAGATTTGGGTATTCAGCAGGGCACTATCAAGAATATGTATGCCGCCGGTAATGCAATGGATGCCATTGTTCTCGTACTTGAAAAGATGCGCGACAAGGGAAACATGAACGCCCTCGGCAGTATATTTAAAGACCTCGGTTCGGATGGCCAGCGACTGGTTACGGCAATGGTTACGATGTCGAAGAATGTAGATGTACTGAAGGATCATCTTTACGAGTCGCAAGAGGCTTTTGAGGAAGCTACAGCAGTAACGTCGGAGTATGAGATGCAGCAGCAGAGTGCCATCGGTATTCTTGAACGTGCCAACAACCTTTGGGAAAAGGCGTTTGTAAATCCCGAAGGTGTGGATATGGTGAAGAACATGGCACAGGCTTGGTATGACATGTCGGAGCTGATGACGCAAAGCCCCATCTTTAAAGGAACTTTATCCGCAGCTTTGTCGCTTGTGATTGCATCTGTCAAGACGTTAGTCGTTTTACTCCCTGCATTGATAAATTATATTGTTGCTTTGGGCGTATGGAAGACGATTACATTCTTGGTTACAATGGCGAAATCTATTTGGGCAGCAGTAACAGCGCAGAACGCTTTGAATGCTGCGTGCAAGGTTAATCCTTATGTGGCCCTTGCTTCTGTAATAATGACTGCGATAGGTATTATTGCGGGTTTCGCTAATAAAGCTAATGAAGCGGCTAAAGCGCAAGAGGAAGCTGCAAGAAAGGCTAATGCTTGGAAGGATAAACTTAAAGATGCGGAGCAACAGACGGATAATATGACCCGTAAGCTTCACTCTTATAAAGTCGCTCTCGAACAGGTTAATTTATCTCAAAAGGATAGAAATACGCAGATTGCCCGTTTTAATAGAGATTTTAGACAATACATATCAAAGCTCGGTATTGAGATTAAGAGCGTGAGTGATTTACGTAAGCATTATTCCGCTCTTGCCAATGAAATCCAAAGGGCTACTTATTACAGATTGCGTGAGGAAGCAAAACAGGATGCCTTGCCCGAATTTCAGAAGGATCGCTTAAATGCAGCCGACCTTCTGAAAAAATATATAAGCGAAAAAGATTATAAATATGGAGGTTTTTCTGTAAAGGACGTCATTCGCTGGTTTGCTAAAGGCGCAGATGCTAATGCGGCATACAAATACATGATACAGGGTTCATTGAAGAATACCTATGTAGGACCAAGAAAGGTGAATCCTAACGATATAAAATTCAATTATTCTACCGGCGAATACACTTACGACCATAAGGGACCGTATGGTCCGACGAGGGATAGGGATAAGGAACTGTTGGATAGACTTCATTATCTTTATAATGCTACGCAGAGAGAATCTAACAAGGAGAAGGAAATTGATGAATATTTCAGTCCGTTTGTTCCGAAAGATTACACTCCATGGGTAGACGATGAGCCTGGCACTCTTGAAAATGACGCACCCGACAAGGATGCTATCCGTCAGCAGAAGCAAGAGGAGCGCGACCGCAGGAAGGCGTGGCGCGAAGAACTGAAGCAGAAGCAGGACGAGGCGAATGCCATCATGGATGACGTGCGCAATTTTTACGAGCGTCAAATCAACCAGAAGATGGAGGATGCCATTGCTCTCGGAATGGATAAGACAGAGCAAGATCTGTTCATTGAGCCTGTACGCAAACGTATGAATGAGGCTCTTGAGCAGGTACGCCTTGCCATTGCAGGGCAAAAGAACACCTGGGAGCAGTTTAAGCAGACAATGGATAAAGATTTGATTGAGAAGACCGATGCAACGGGCGTCAATCTATCCAAGGGTTTGCTGAGTAATATCCAAGGTAACAATATTGATGCGCTTAGGAATCTGATGGCGCAGTTGTCTAAGAATCTTGGCATTCCTATGACATCTACGACAGCACAGATTTTTGCCAAGGCTTCGAAGAATGAGCAAGGCAATTTGTCTCTTACCGCCAAGCAGCAGGAGGCTCGTCGTAAGGTAGCGCAGGAACATGATTACACTGGGGTGGTCAAACATAACATGTATGATGACTTTAACACGATGGGATACGCCAACCCTAACGCGGCAGAAGTTGCAGATAAGGTCGCTTTCGATAAACGTAAGGCTAATATCATCGCCATGTACGAAAAGGCTCGCAAGGATATATCCAAGATATATGAAACAGATGTGAGCACAGAAGAGGGTAGGGGCTTGTTGATGCAAATCCTCTTTGGTGAAGACCCCGACGGTATGGCTGCTCGTATTAAGGCTACACTCGGCAATGAAACGAGCGACTGGCAAGCCTTCTATCTTAAACTTCTTCAGTATTCTGACGAATATACAGAGGCGATGAAGAAGCAGTATGACGACCAAAAGAAGATTGTCAATCAGATGTGGGCTACCAACAAGCGCAACCTCGCCCAGCAGGAGGCTATCCGTAAGATGCAGAACGAGAGTGATCTTTTCAGCAAGCGTACCAACCTTCTCTCTAATCTCGGCTTGGCAAATCTTACTGCCGACCCCGAAATAGAGTTAATGAAGGCGCGTATGCAGGCGGCTGAAGACTATTACGCTTTCGTGAAAGCTAACACGCAGAATATGCAGCTTATCAGAGAGGCTGATGATGCTCGCCAGCAAGCCGAACTAAATTACGCCAACCAGATGGCAACTGCCATGAAGTCGCGCTTGTCGCAGATGAAGGAACTGGTGCAGCCTATCGAGAACTTCGGCTCTGCCGTTGGCCAGGCTCTTGCCACCATGAAAGATGATGCCGACAGTGCAAACGAGGCTATCAAGTCTGCCCTCAAGTCCATGCTTGAATCATGGGGTAAGATGGCTCTCAACGATGTGAACACGCAAATGTGGAAGGCTATCAATGATGCCGGAGCCAAGCGAGGCAAGGCGAAAGCGCAGCCGGACATTGATGCTGCGCGCAAAAATGCGGATGCCAATGCCGTGAAAGAGAATCTTTCGGATATTGGCACGGCTGGTAATCCTGCACACGTTATTGTGGATAACGGTATTTCGGTAGATGCCAACGGTAATCCTGCCGCTCCTAACGCTAACGGGAATGGTAATACAGAAGGAGTACCACAACCTTCCACACAACCGACCGAGCCACCTGCCGCATGGCAAAAGCGAAACCCGGGCAAAACGATAGACGATTATAATCGTGAGGTGCAGGGTATAGCAGCGCAAGCCGGCAGTGGTGTCGCTGACGTAGTGACAGGTAACGGTTCAATGGGTGATGTCGGCGCGGGTGCAGTGTCTGCTGGCGCAAATGCACTGCTCAATGCTCCTATTGGCGGAAAGTCGTCTGAGGATAAGGAGAAAGACAAGCAGCGCAAGGCGGAAAAGAAGCACCAGAAAGAACTGAATAAGGAAGTAAAGCAGGGAGTAAAGGAACGTGAGAAGGAAAACAAGAAGGGTGTAGAGAATATCACGAAAGACTCTGCGGAAGCTGGCAAGGAACAGACAAAGCTGGAGGAAACAAAGCAGAATACCACCAATGCTATTGTCGAGACTGGTTTGAACACTACTTTCGTCAAGAAGCAGGAGAACGATGCCGCTGTCGTAGAACAGAGCAAGAATACGGCACAGGTTGAGAACACATTCTCTATTGTCGGAGCTATCGGCAAGTGCTTTGAGTACTTGGGCCCTATTGCTGGTCCTATTGCCGCTGCCTCGGTTATGGCTATTCTCACTGGTTTGATGCAGTGGGGTCTGAATGCAGCTTTTGGCGGCAGTAAGAAAAGTAGTTCTTCATCCACCAAGAACACCAAACTCGTTTCGGGTATGCTTACCTACGATAGCGGTAACGTGCAAGACCTCAAGCCATTCGTTGGCGACAATGGCGAAGTGTATTGGGCAACGGAGCAGGATAAGCCGCAGGGCGGCGTTAATCTCCTTACCACGCCCACCGCTACAACTATCAATGGCCAACGTTCCCTCGTAGCAGAGAATGGTCCGGAATTGGTAATCGGCCGTGAAACCACCAAGGCGATGATGATGAACAACCCATCCCTACTGAAGGCACTCGTCAATTACGACAGCAATTATTCGGGACGCAACGCGGCCCGCAGAACATTTGATGAAGGCAACGTGGGCGAGTCGGTTGGTAATTTCGCGTCAGGCGCGTCAGCGACTGACGACCTTATAACCAACAACACTGCAAGCAATGCGGCTCTCCTGCAAGCCGTAAACGCCCTCCTTCAGCGTCTTAACGAACCTATCTCCGCCAAGATAGATATGTATGGCCGTGGTAATCTCTACGACAGCATGACCAAGGCCAATCAGTTTATGAAAGGCAAGGTGTAGGACGTTAAGTCTTACAAGGCTATCACAGACAACAATTCTTTAGCCATGATAAATGATATGTAAATTAGGTTTGAGACCGCTCCGCCGTGATGGTGTGGCGGTCTTTTCTTTTATTCTAATCTTTCGTTGATATTGTTCTAATCTTTCACTGGGTATTTTGCACCCGTTTAGAAGTGCGCACTTTAATTTTTACTTTGCACTTCTGTAAATCGTTGATAATAAAGCATTTCCGTATTACGAGCACTTCAAAAGTGCAAAAATGCACCAAAATCCGCTACTATATATATAATTTTTCGACCATTTCTTTTTATCCCCAAAAACAAAAACCCCGAACCTCAAACGATAAGTGAGTAGCAATCACGGCTATGCCGTAAACTATTGATAATAAAGTATTTACATTGCAGAGAAATAAAGCAGTCAGTGGCGAAAAATCGTGTAGAATGGTTATATTTCTTTCTTTCTTTTATATTTTTTGTTGCTTTTACGCTCGTATAAAGTAAAAAAACAACTCCTTTTTTGCACTTTTAATAAGTAAGTAATTGAAAATTCGGGAGTTAGATGGATTTTGAGTATGCACAAACGTAGCTCAAACCATGCACTTGACTTGCACTTTTGAAAGTGAGTTTGCACTTTTGGAAGATACAAGTTGGAAAATCAAAAATGGAGTTTGCACTTTTGAAAGTGAGTTTGCACTCCTGAAGGCGCAGAAGTGCAAACTTGCATTTCGGGTGATTTAGTAGGTCTTTTCCAGTTCGTTGATATAAGGAATAGCCTCCTGGCGGATGATGTCGAGAAGTATTCGAGCTGAGCGTTTGAGCGGCACATCCTTCATCCAGTGGGCATTGCTCATCAGTTCGTTTTCAAGTCCGATGATAGGCTTCGCCACCAGGGTAGGGTGGTTCTTCAGATAGAGTTTGGACATGAAAGTTACGCTTTGCGTTTCCTCGACGATGGCAAGATCTTCGTCGGGATCACTCACTATGCACTTCACGTTGAGTTTGGTGAGGTCGTGTTGCAGGTATCGCTGAAAGGTATTGAACACTCGGTCGCCTACGTCCGGCATAATGACGCTATGTCGGAGGATGTCGCTGTACGACACCTTGGGCAGTCGGGCGAGTGGGTGAGTATTTCGCATCACGGCATAGATATGGAATGGTATGCACGGCACTGATTCTATACCCTCATGACCATAGGCGGTATTCATGGTAAAGGCAATGTCGAGCTCGTGATTGCGCAATAAGCGGTTCAGACTGGAGGCTTTGGTCAGTTCGGCATTGAGCTGGACATTAGGATAACGCTCCATAAAGATGAGCGCAGCCACACGGATATAGGGAGCAATGAACGAACCGACACCGATACGCAGTTCGCCTGTCATGCAGTTGTTGAGCGCATGAATATGTTCCTTGCAGTCCTCTGTCTGTTTGATTATCTCTTTGGCTCGTGGAAGCAAGGCTTCGCCATTCTCGGTGAGTGTGATGTCGTGAGAAGTACGGATGAGCAACTTGCACCCCAGTTCATCCTCCAGGGCTTTGATGTGTTGGCTGACGGCAGACTGAGTGATGCAACATCGTGTGGCGGCAACAGAGAAAGAAAGATTTTCCGCCACGAAAACAAAAGAACGTAAATGTCGTAGTTCCATAGTCGTAGTTTTTAGTTGAAAAAATCTAATTGCAAAGGTAGATAAACTTTGCTTATCACAAGACGATAATCAAAAAGAAATGCTAATAGAAAGATAAGCGAGCGATGAAGGAACAACGGAAGTCCCCTTGCGGCAGGTGAGTGGCGCAAGGGGACTTGATTATCTCTATACTTACATCATTGCGTGCATGGCTGTATAGTCCCATATCTTGGTGCAGTCATCGTCCCCTTGCCAGTCGGCATCGCAGAAATAGAACAGATAGGCTGCACGTATGATTTCCTCGTCCTTCATGTTGGTGCATAGGTCGGCATACATGGAGTTGAAGGCAACGTATTTGTCCCATCCGTTTACTTTCGGGTGGAACTCCATACCGCGTGTGGCTTCCTCTATCTTTGCCCGCGTCCAGTGAGGACCGTGCAGGGTAGGCTGTCCCTCCTCGTCAAGTTCGCCATACTCCAGGCGGTTCACGTCGTGGTTGGCAAACTTCTCACTGTAATGTCTGTCGTATAGCACGGCATGTTGGTGGCGCATGATACGCCAGTAGACTTCCGGATTATCATTTTTGATAATTTCGAGGTCGCACGACATCTGCTCAATGGCAGCGTTCATCTTCTTCTCGGAGGCTACGCCTGTGGCGCGAGCCTGTTCTATCAACTGAATATACTTCATAATCATTATGTTTTTATTGTCATCGAATGACACAAATGAAACGAATGATTAAACATCAAAAGAAACGAAAGAAACAAAAGTTTTACGTTGCATTTTCAATATCAAAGGAAACGGTATTGGCGCAAAAAGATTTGTTTCATTCGTGTCATTTGATGACATATTTTTTGTTTCTTTTGATATTCCGTTACTTCCGATGTTCGCGTTATTAGTCTCATTCGATGATGTCTTTTGTCAACAATTCGGGCATACGCCCTTAAACTTTGGTATCACCGGCACCGAGGTAGCGAAATTCGTAGGCCGATGAAAGTTGGAAGAAAGTTTATCCAACTTTCTTTCTTCTTTCTTCTTTGTCTTTTTCTCCTCCATACAATATAGTGAATTTTCGTTGAAGATACAACAATAACAATCCAAACCAATTAGACAAGTAAGCCATCAGTATGGCAAGGAATACCGCAGTGATGATGTCGGCACCCATATACAATATGCCTGCCATTGCCGACCAGAACGTAAGGCACTGGCTGCATGACAGCACCTTATCCACCACCTCGGCAATGGCATGCGCCAGTCCGAGATGATGAATGAGATTGACCGATACCATCAAGACAAGACTTGTCAATACAAGCATGATCATGCCGTGGCGATGGTTAGGGTGAGAGGCACGTCCGACACAAATGTCTTGCTGCATGAGCAGCAAGCAATGCGTGCGATGCCGTTCTGCACGGTGCCGATGGAAGGTGTAACACTACTGATGGCGGTTGCACTGAATACAGGAATAGTAAAATCCTGGCTCACCACCTGCGAGCGCGTGCAACACGTTCCGCAGTTGCAAGGCACATAGTTGATGACACCTTCCACATGAAGCACCACCAAGTATTGCGATGTGCCAACGTTTGCAATGCTCTTCACCGAGAATGCAGGAGCGAACACGGGCGTTTCGTCCACACAAGCGGGAGTGCAGAGCTGTTGGGTGATGTTCACGTCGTAATAAGGAGCAGTGGCAGTTGCGCCCACTGCAAGTGTGGCTGTAATGTTAGCCGGAATAGAACGTTTGTTCATAGTCATTGTTTTCTGTTTTATTATAGCGACGAAACGTAGCCGCCGCATGTGTTGATAACTCTGTTGATAACTCTATCTCTTCACCTGGTAATGCTCCGCATTTTCCACAGGAAGATTCTTTTGCAGCAGGTCGGCCAATTCGTCGAGGTCTTCCTCGTCAAACGTGATTACGCCTTCAAGGATAGATAGCGGACCATTATAGCGCACCTTCTCCACAATGTCGTGAGCCATCTGCGGGATGCTCTCATCAGGTATCTGTCCGAAATACTTAGCCAGCATCGGAGTAACCAGCGAATTGACCACCGGCTGAATAAGCGGTTCAATATCCTTCTGGAGATTGTATGTTCCGCTTACAAGTCCCATTGAGCCGATGGTGGCTTGCAATGACTGGAGCATAGGCAGACGCATGATGTTGCCGGCGGCAATCTGCGAAATGGCAGGTCGTGCCCATTCCGACACGACCGCTGCCAAGATTTGTGAGTTGGAATATTCCATACCTTACAAGTGTTTATGCGTTGCAACCGCAACCGCACCCAGTCTGACACACATTCGATGAAGGCACAAAGAGTTTGGTGACGCTCGACAGCGAAGCCACCTGCGACTTCAGCACGTCGATATTTGCATTGGCGGCTGCATTGTAAGCCATCTGCTGTGCGTTGATAGCCTGCTGTGCATCCTTGTTGGCGTTCACCTTGTCTTCAAGGCGGTTCACCTTACCGTCAATGTACTGCGTTACTTCCACGAGTTTCTTGTCGGTGTAGTTCTCACTCTTCTGAATGGCAAGTTCCGTCTTGAGCGTAGAGTTTTCCTGAATAAGATTAGTCTCACTCTTTGTTACGAACCTTGCGTCAGGGTCATTCGGGTTGGCAGTCATCTGTCTGCCACCACCAAGACCGCCGAGCAATGCGCCACCACCGAGAAGGCTGGTAGCCAATCCTGCGATACCGAGACCGAGAGCCGTATTGCCCAGTCCCTTGCTGGCAACATCATAGTCGCCGTTTTGTGTTTTAATCTGCATAGTTGTTTGTGTTGTTGATTTCGTTCAATATTGAACTTGTGGCAAAGGTATATATATAAAGGTAGGAGTGAAAGGAGCGGTGATGAATAAAACTTATGGGAGTATCACAGATAAAATGATGCTAATAGAAGTATAAATGTTAAATAAATCTTTGACCGACAAAGTTTATGGTATATAATTTTGAAATATCAAATATATATTTTAATTTTGTACCCAATTAAACTTTGAGTGTCAAAGATATGTTTGAAGAGCAATGTTCCATATACGCCGACGCCCTCGACAACGTAGGTCGATATGTAGACCAGGAGACGGGCGAGTGCATACAGCAGATGTCTATCCGTGATTTTTGCCTTACGGACAGATGGCGGCCGTATGTAGAGCACTTGCGTGCCTTGCGTCAGGAATATGGAGCCAAGGCAAAGAAGATGCCGGAGTATATCGACACCAAGAAGAAACTGCCCGGTGCCACACTGAGCGGGCTCTTTGAGATACGCAATGACGAGTGTACACGCAGGGACGGCAGCAAGTTTATTGCGCCCGTGTCGCGTCGTGAGACCCATCTGAAGCAGCACACCGGTTGGCTGGCCATCGACATCGACCTGGCGGACAATGCCCATCTGTCCAACTTCAACAATGTGCAGATGCTGGTGCGTTTCCGTCCTGAGATAGCCTTGTTGATGCGCTCATGTTCAGGCACTGGCTTCTTCGGACTTGTGCGCCTTGCCTATCCCGACCGCCACAAGGAGCAGTTCAAGGCATTACTCAAGGAGTATGCAGCCTTTGGCATCATGCTCGACAAGCAATGCGGCAATATCGGTCGTGTGCGCTTTGCCTCGTGGGACGATCCGCAGCATATATATATAAATGAGAAGGCAATAGCTTATAAAGGTTTGGAGCAAGATGTCCCGCAACTCGTTCCACAACCGCAGCAACATTATGCACAGATACCTGCAAGCCATTATTCGCAATCGGCTGACCATTCAGCCTTCTGGCAGAACCAGCGCGTGCAAGACCGCCTTGTGGAGCTTTGCGTACAAGCGATGGTGCAGCGTGGCGTGAACATCACGGAAGATTATGACGATTGGGTGAAGGCAGGTTGGGCACTAAAGGGGCATCCCTATGGCGAACAGCTTTTTCACAGTCTGTCGTCAATGAGCAGGAAGTATAACGCTGCCAACACCGCCCATAAGTGGCAACAGCTCGGACAGAGCAACACCGTGAGTGGCAACTATATCATCCATGCCTGCAAGGAGACGCTTGGAGAAATGGAATACAGTCAAATAAGAAGAAAGGTTTGGGAGGAAATGAAATGATAGAACTGAATAAAATATATAATGAGGATTGCTTGGAAGGTATGCAACGCATACCTGATGGGAGTGTGGATTGTATTATTTGCGATTTGCCCTACGGAGTGCTTAATAAAAACAACGAAAATGTCAGTTGGGATAGTATTCTTCCTCTTGAAGAATTATGGAAGTATTATTTGAGAATAGCAAAAACAAATTCGGCTTTCATTTTATTTGGGCAGGGAATGTTTACTTGTCAATTAATGATGAGCAAACCAGAAATATGGAGGTATAACCTTATTTGGAATAAGCAAAGAACAACAGGATTTCTTAATGCAAAAAGACAACCATTAAGACAAACAGAAGTAATATCTGTATTCTATCGTGAACAGCCAGTTTACAATCCTCAAATGCGAAAATGTGCTGTGCATGAGCGAAATCATAGTCGCGGAAAGCAGGAAGGACTTTCTACAAATAGATGTTATGGTAATTACGGAAAGGCAAGAGATATTGTTTCCGATGAAAAATATCCAACCGATTTAATCTCATTTCAGAGAAATGTACACACAGGGGTTCATCCTACCCAAAAGCCGGTAGACCTTGTTCGTTATCTTGTGCGTTCCTATACTAATGAGGGAGATATTGTCCTCGACAACTGCATGGGCAGTGGCACCACAGCCATCGCCTGCATCAAAGAGAAGCGCAACTTCATCGGTTTTGAGTTAAACAAAGAATATTACGACATGGCTTGCAAACGAATAGATAATGAATTAAGACAACCCACTTTATTTTAATATATATGCGACTAATCACCATAACAGGCCCCAGCGGTGCGGGCAAAGACACCGTGGCACGGATGCTGTCGGAAATGACCGACTGGCCCGTGATATGTTCCTACACCACGCGCCCAATGCGCGAAGGTGAGCAGGAAGGCAGAGAGCACCATTTCGTAAAGGAGTGCAATGTACCCCACTCGGATATGATGGCATACACTCAGTATGGCGGATATGAGTATTGGACTACGAAAGAGCAAATCGCGGGTACTGCCATTTATGTGATAGACGAGGAGGGACTGCGCAACCTGTACAGTCATTGTCCCGATATGCCGACGATACATCTTTATTTGGATGTAACTGAGGGTGTGCGCCGTGCAAGAGGCGTTTCAGAGGAGCGCATCGCACGCGACAAACGCAGACAGTTGCTTCCCGAAAAATTCTATCAGTACTTCATTCACAATATGGATAACAAGGAAATATTGAGATTAAAGGTACGAAAGTTTTACGATTGGTTAGGCATCCGATGCCGTGATTTATTCAGATAACATCCATAAGGCAAGCGTCAAACAAGATGTACAACATCAGTACAACGTGAGTACAGGATAAACGGTTATCCGTAAAAGAGAGAATGAATATGGCAAAAGTACGACCGGCATCGCCCTTCGCTTCCATTTCCGGCAAGCTCAGCAAGAGAGACAAATCGTATCTGCGCACCAACAAGCATACGGGTAGGGTGTCGGTCTGCTATGTGGACAATCCGCATCAAGGTCCCTGGAGCGAGAAGCAGACCGACCATCGCAAGGCTTTCGCTCTGCGCAGCAAGACTGCCTCGCAATGGCTGAAGGACAACGATCCGAAGCGCAACGGAGGCAATGCCACAAAGCAATATAAAGCCATGCTTCGCAAATACAATGCGCAGCACAACATCGGCAATATCTTTGCTTTTGTGGCTAAACATTATAAGGATGGAGCAATTCAATCTTTTATATAATATATGTTCTACACCCTAAACAACAAACTAAGATACACATCAGAATATGAAGTTTACAGACCCAACAGTGGAATGGTGGCAGCAAGAAACCATCGCACAGCATATTGCCCGAGTAGGACGGATATGCTACAAGAGCGAGGGTAAGCAGCCCGATCCCGAATTAAGTGAGGAAGAAGCTAAAGCCTTCATACAGAAACGCGACGAGGAGCGCAGCAAAGGTTTCTGGGACAGCGGGCATTGCTCCATGTACCGACATGGCACCTGCTATTTCTTCGTGCCCAACGAGAAGATGCTGCACACCGTATATGCGTGGTCGCTTATGGTGGCATCGCCCTATATATCATACGAGGTGAAGGGTAATAAGGTATGGATAAGCACCAATATGCAGTTTCTTTGCGAGCAAGGGCAACTGATGCAGATGCTGTCGCCCTATGGCGTGAGCGAGGAAGAGTATATCAAGAAGGCGATGAAGTGCAAGTGCAATGAAGCCTTGTGGCTCCTGCGCATGACCTTTGTCGTAACCACACAGATAAGCACATCGCGCGAGCTGAACCGCACATCGCCCAATGCCATTGCCGAACAGAGCACACGCTACTGCAACCTGGAGAAGAAAGGTGGCGTGCAGGTGTGCGAACCAAGATGGTATGCAGCCGGCACACGCTGGCAAAGGTTCCTTTACAGGACGGCTTGCTCCATCGGCTCGTGGTTATACAACCGACTGCTGAAGTCTGGCTTGAAACCGCAGGACGCACGCGGCATCCTTCCGCTCGACACCTATACCGTGGTGGCTTACACATACAGTATCAAGGAATGGAAGAACATCATTGATTTGCGCTGGCACGAAACGACAGGCAAGGCGCATCCTAATGCCAAGTATGTGGTGGGCGACATCCGTAATATCATCAATAAAAGGATGAAAGAGTATATTCCCGATTTTGATATATAAACCAAAAAGTTGAACAAAACGCAAATTATTTGCTTTAAAATGAAAATGCTATTCAAGAAAACCAACGAGAATGCACAGATACCATTCAAGGCAGACGGTCACGAGGCTGATTTTTGTTATGATTGTGTTGCAGTGAGTGAGGAGGAGATTGCTCCTAACGTGTGGAAATATGGTCTTGGCTTTGCGCTCCAGCCAGTGAACGATTTTGACGGACACAATATCCGTGGAATAAATGTGCGTCCTCGCTCGTCGATATGGAAAACGGGTATGGTGCTTTCCAATTCTACGGGTACTGTTGATGAGATTTATACAGGCGAGATTTCCGCCGTGTTCTATCATGTCATGCCCAATATGCCACGCTATAAGGTTGGCGACAAAATTTGTCAGCTTTGTTTGGAGCGTACCGAGGCTTTGGAGTTTGTGGAAGTCAAAGAACTTCGCAAGACTGCGCGAGGTGAGAACGGATATGGCTCATCAGGCAAATAATAGTCTATGCCGCGCCGTATCAACAAGGACTGCCCGTTCACGGCAGAAGAGATAGACGAGTTTCACGCTATGCTTTATAGCGTGAACACGTCGTTTCATTGTGCAAATCCGGCTCCTGTGAGTTGGCTGAAAGGCTATCAGAATTACAGCAGCCGAATTGCAATTAATAACGATTATGATAAATAAACGATTTCACGACCATGAGCAAGAAGAATAAACCTACCCCGGCAAGTGAGGCTCGCCAACTCGAAAAGGCGAAGGCGCAGCCTACTATCTATACGTTCAATTTCAAGGATGTGCCTGCCGACAAATATACGGAAGCCCTAAAGGTGCTGTTTGCCAATCCCGACTTTGCCGAAGCCGTGGAGAAGCGTAACACACTGGTGAAGTCAGCCGGTCGCATACCGCGAGGCACGTCGCAGATGACATCCATCATCAATGCCATTCAGCAGCGCGACCGCAAGTTGACTGACATCATGTATTCCACTGTCGTACAAATCAACCTGCACTCCAACGAGGGCTGCGACTTCATATCGTTTGCCAATCTGCTGAAGTACTACGTCGACTACTCCAAGGAGGGTATGCGTGAGAATGTGGGCAAACTGGCTGCCAACCTCGACAAGATTACATTTCTTGCCGATATGCTCGAAAGTGTGCTGGTAGACGTGAAATCGGATATGCGCACGGTGTTCGGACCCACCATTGAGTTCAACCAGTTTGATGCCGTGCAGCAGGTGTTGACACAACTCCGTGGCTTCTTCAAGTCTACACGCAGCGGGGATGCCGACAAGCCGGAATCGAAACTCTACTTCGACTATTCCGACTCCATCAACGAGTATCTGGAAAAACGTCTGAAGACCTACACCGACAAATACCGCAAGCTGCACCCTATCCCCAAGGCTTACACTGCCGAGGATATGGTGAACGCCGTGCATGAGATATTCCATGTTGACCACCGCCTCGCCAAGGCTTTCATCAAGCACACTGAGTCGGGCGGAGCCTATATTGATGCCACTGCCCTTGCTTTCAATCTCAACGCCGAGCAGACGCAGATGATAGACAAGCTCACGGGCAAGGTGGAGAAGAAGGATGCACTCAACTACTCTTTTGCTATCACGGATGCCGTGATGAAAACTTACTCTGAAACAAAATAAACACTTATGCCAAATATCTACCTTCGTCTGCCTGTGAGCCGATGCCAGTATTTCCGGCACCGCGACCCGAACCATACGCTTGCCAAGAACGAACCTGTGGTTTTCAGCTCTTATATGCCTGAATATTTCGCTATGCGCAACGCATTGAGCAATGCCGGTGCCATTACGCAGAATGTAAACCAGCAGTGTTTTTCCCATCAGCAATGGCGCAACATGATGAACGGTAGGCATCCGCTTGGCGGCGACGTGCTTGTGAAACGCGACAACACGGAATATCTTACCTTTGCAGAGGTGCAACGGCTCAACGGCTATAAGGATTACAGCAAGAGCATCAACGAGGACTATCTTTGCATCAAATTGCCTACCGAGATTGAGGTGGTAGATACCGTGCGTGTCGTTACGCCGACATGGAACCTCGACAGAATCGGAACGTACAAGTTGATTGAGTTGCTGAACAACGATTTCAAACGGTGTATGGTGGAATGGGTGTTGTCTACCTTTGATTACTGCACTGCAAACGGCAAGATTATAGCTCGCAGCAAGTCGGCTATGATGGAGCGTTTTCTGATGCGTTACGGCATCGACCCGTCGCAGGAAGAGAAGGACAACATGCGCCGCATAGTGGAAAGATGGCTCAAGGCTGAGCATAGCTTTTTCCGTTCATATTCGTGTCTTGACATGCAGTATGTTGACGATAACGAGCGAAAGCATCATATTGATGAAATTCAATGGATAGAGTAGAAATGCTTTATTAGTGTTAAATTGAATGTGAAACTATATTAAAAAACAAGCAAAATTATAATACCTATGGATTTACCCGATAATTGCCGAGAAATATTCCTCGAAGGCGTGACAGACGCTTATGTCTATCCGCGAAGTGGTAGTCAGATATCTGTGCCGTTCAGCATGGCGCAGATACTCCAAATCAATAACTGCAAGTTTGCCGATGCCCTCCTTCATATTGGTACTATTGATGGGGCAGAAGTAATCGCCGAGAGTTTATCGGCAAAGTCTACTGTCAGTAGAACTGGTTACGGTGCATCATTTTCGCTCGATATTAGTGCTACAATAACTGACGGAAAGACTAATGTGCGTGAAACGCAACGTAAAATAGCCATCGAACAGCAGGATTGCTATATTGTTCTCAAGCGAGAAGACGGACAATTCTATCTCTGCTATTCTCTACCTGGTACGTTTGCTTTTAATGCAACAACCACATCGGCACAGACCAGTGAACAGATGTCGCTGTCTGTGTCGTGCAAGTCAATGTCTGATTTTATTCCTATAACAATACTTTAAGATTCAGTTCTATTTTCTAAGAAACTTTCATATCTACCGTGCCGTTGTCCGTGAGGATAGCGGCATTTTTGTCCTAATGCCAAGATGTTAGCCCCGTACCTTTGCAATAGACAATTTGAGGGCATTTCCCAAGGTAAGGGGATTGTTTCAGGATAACAACACAAACACAAAACTTTAATGAAAGGCTTATACGAAATTCTAACTGAAAAGAAGTGGATGGTCAGTCCTGACTTCGTGCATGGCATCCGCAAAGCCTTGGAGCAGAACCTGAACACGCACGCGGCTTTCAGCAAGCCGGAGAAAACGTGCGGTTTCGTTTTTGCCGTAGCAGCCGATGGCTCGATTTACTATCCGGAGGAATATCAGATTTCGGAGGACGGACAGCAGGCGAAGTCTAACTGGGCACTCGAATATGAGGAGGAGCAGACCTTTCCTTTCGTTTCGGTATTGACCATCGACGGACCTATCACACGCAATGGTGGCGGTTGCTCGTATGGCTCTATCGATCATCGCGACATGATGATGCGTGCTGCCAACCACCCACTCTGCTGCGGACACGTCTTTATCATTAACACACCGGGCGGTTCGGCATGGGCAAAGAACGACTACCAGCAGGCTATCGACTATGCCCATTCCAAGGGGCAAAAGGTCTTGGCTTTCGTTGATGGCATGTGCGCTTCGGCAGGTATGTATCTCGCGGCTCTTTGCGATGAGCGTTACTACATGCACCCGAAGAACGAGATTGGTTGCATCGGTGTGATGGCGGCTTTCTATACCGAGGCTGACGGAAGCACCAACAAGTTTACCAACGAGACGTACCACGAGCTTTACGACCCTGAGTCGTTTGACAAAAACCGTGAGTTACGCGACATTGCCAACGATGGCAAGACGGAGGCTCTGGTCAGTGAACTTGCCGAACTTGGTGTGGAGTTCCGTGCTGTCGTAAAGGCGGCTTGCCCTAATGCCACTGACGAGCATCTGCACGGCAAGGTGTTCAACGCCGAGGATGTGAAGGGTATTCTGATGGACGGACAGTCAGACTTCATGTCGGTCGTTCAGCGTGCCTTTGCCCTGCATAATGGTACGGCACAGCCTATCGAGCGCAACACGCCCGATGATGAACCGCAGAACGAGCCGGAGCCAAGCACCGAACCCGCAAAACCGGAGGATAACTCAACCAACACAAAAACTTCTATTGATATGCAGAACTATCCATTTATCAATGCTGCTTGCGGCATGAAGGAGGGTGAGATTACGGTCAAGGAAGAGGGCGCATTTATGAATGCACCTTTGCTTGACGCTCTCGAAGCTTCTCTTGCCGACAACAAGCAGAAGGTGGCTGATGCCGAGCAGAAAGCCACCACAGCGGAGCAGTCCCTCGCAGAGATGCAGGGCCGTCTTGACGAAATCTCCGCACAGCTCACAGCTGCCAACAATGCCAAGGAGGACGCAGAAAAGGCTCTTGCCGACGCTAAGGAGGCACACAGTAAGGAAATCGAAAATCTCAACACTGCCCACACCGAGGCTATTGCCAAGAAGGACGAGGAGATTGCGCAGCTCAACGAGGGCAAGCAGAATGTCGAAAAGGAATTGACTGGCTCTAAGGAGGCGCTTGCCGCTGCCGAGCAGAAGATTGCCGACAAGGACGCTCAGATTGCACAGCTCACCAATGAGCCGAGCGAGGAGCAGAACGCTGGCGAGGCTCCTGCCAACAACGGCGAGGGCGCAAAGGTGCAGTCGCTCCGTGAGTTCGACCCGTCGGGCTACAAGACCAATACCGAGCGCAAGGCTGCCTTCGAGCGTTTCAAGCGTGGTGAGTAAGGCATTCCTTCCATACTAAAAGTTCTTTTCATTCATAAGTAATAACAACACAAAAACACAAAACACAATGGCAACACTTCCAAAAGATTTTATCGGCATTGACGCGCTTCAGCACGTTGCCGAGCAGGTGAGCAAGGAAATCCTTATGGGTCCTGGCTATACCGACGCAGAGGAAATGGATCGTCTTGGTATCAACACCATCAGTGGTGTTCAGTTTAAGCGAACCTTCCATCTGTTTATCCGTAAGGGTGGTACAACCCGCCGTAAGGATGTTCACAGAGAGATTAACAGCGAGGCTGGATTCCTCAAAGAGCGTACACTTGTCGCCAAACTCTCGTGGGATAAGTTTCCTGCCAATATCGATGACTTCTGTGAGACAGTATTCGGCACGGATGCGCAGGGTCAGTTCCCGCTCTCGGCAGAGGCTACAGAGGCAATTCTGAAAGACTATGCAGACAACCTCGCTGCTTGTCTGTGGTTTGGCGACATTTCGCTGGATAATGGCGATGACAAGGTCCCTGCTCGTGACCAGGCTATGGCCCTCTACGATGGTTTCCACACTTGCATCAAGCACGACATCGAGGATGGTCTTATCAGCGAGACTAATGGCAACCTCGTTCATTGCGAGGCTATCACGGCTCCGGTTGACACCGACGACACCACTCCTTATGACAATTTCATAGATTGGCATAGAAGATGGGATGAGCGTCTGCGCAAAGTTCCTACCCGTGTATTCATGAACGAGGAAACAGCCATGAACATTGCTTCTGGTTACGCCAACAAGTTCCATGGCAATTTCCGTGTAGAGTACAATCAGGGCGACAACTTCAAGCTGCCTGGCTTGTCTAAGGTTACTATCTGTCCTATTGCCAACTTTGGCGAAGGCGACCGTATGTACGCTACTGTTGACGACAACTTTGTTTACGGTGTAGACACTTTGAGCAATCAGCAGTATGTCAGCGTGCGCCTTGGCTCCGACAGAGACCACCGAGACCTCAGCTTCCAGATTCAATCAATCCAAGGCTGTGGTATAAGGTCTTTCCTGAAATCGAGTCTGGCTGTCAGCGACGGTTCGCTCGCTACTCCTGAGTATGTTGCTGGCGACTACGACAACACTAACCTTGTTGTGACTCTCGCAGGTACTGATGGCAATACTCCTGATGGTAAGGTCAAGGTTAATAATACGGAATATAAGAAGCCTGTTGAGACTTCAGTAAACGATATTATCTCGCTTGAAGCCACTGATGGTACTTCTTATGTATTCTCCCACTGGAGCAACGGCAAGACCGACAAGACGATTCAGCTCACTGCCACCGGCATGAGTATGGGTCTGACTGCTTTCTTCAAGAAGAAGAACGGTCAGTAACCAACGGCTTTATTCACAAGCTCTATAAATTTCCACGGGTGGCGGGTAACTTGACCCGACCGAACATAGCCAACCGCCACCCTTTCTTTTAACAACGCAAAAACACAAAATATTATGTCTGAAACAGTAACATGCCCTCAGCTCGCCGACATTCTGAACGATAACGAATGTTTGGAGAACCTCGCCGGACTTGGTTCTGACGTGTATATCGGTTTGAAGAGTGAGTTGCAGGCTCCTCTCGCAGCAACCGACAACCTGTATGGCACTCCTACTTTCCAGAACGGAAAGGGTCTTTACAAGGTGCAGTGTAAGGACGACTCACAGCAAATCCAGGGTAGCTCACTCGGCTATCGTAAGGGCTTTGAGCTTACTTGTACTTTCGTTGTAGACTCGGTTAATCCCGCAGCCGGTAAGTTGGCACGCGCCATCAACAACCGCGACATCTTTATCATTGCCAAGGATGGTAAGTACTCGCAGATTATGTACGACCCAAGCCGTAAGGTTAAGTTCGATTCAGGCGGTATCAAGACCGACACGGGTGCGAAGCCTGAAGACGATCGCGCTACTACTTACGAGGCAAAGCTCTCGCCTGTAGACTATCCTAACCTTTACGTTACGGAGCCTACATCTGATGGTTGGGACTCTTTGCTTGCTTCTGCGGCAAAATAGTAGGCGGCACGGATAAACAGAGCGGAGCCGATGTCGCCACCCCAACGTCTAAGTCAGAAAAGAAGAGTGTAGCGACACCTTCATCTGACGCTGACGACGAATAATCGCTCACACCAATTACCAAACATCATAGCCTCGGTATCGTGCCTTTTACAGGTGCAGATACCGAGGCTTTTTCGTGTCCTAAAGCGAATCGCAGAATGGGTGATGTCCTTATGTCGCAAGGCAAATTGGCTACCTTTGAAGTGGAAATTAAAAGTGAAACACAATACAATTAAGATATGGCAAAACTTGAACCTTTGGCAAAGTTCATCCTCTCGTTTGAGGGAGGTTATGTGAACAGCAAGATAGACCGTGGCGGCGCAACCAATATGGGCGTTACCATCGCCACATGGCGTGCGCAGGGATATGACAAGAACGGTGATGGAGTGATAGACGTGAAAGACCTCAAACTCCTCTCCGTGGCGGACGTTATCAACATCATGCGCAAGAACTATTGGAACCGCTGGAAGGCTGACCAAATCAACGACCAGAGCATATCCAATACTTTGGTTGATTGGACTTGGGGAAGCGGACGCAACGGTATCGTCATTCCGCAGCAGATGCTTGGTGTAACGGCAGACGGCATTGTTGGCCCGAAGACCATCAAGGCACTCAATAGCGTACCTGCAAAAACATTCTTTGAGCAGTTGCGGAAGCGCCGACTGAAGTATATCGACAATGTAATAAAGGCTGATCCACGACAGAAGACGCATAAAGCCGGATGGTATCGCCGCGTCAATGCCATCAACTACGGTTTTCTGGTAGACAACAAGGGACACCGCATTACCTGGTAACACTCACTCATCATCAAGAAGCGACAAATGACAAGAACGAAACGAATAAATCTCACGCTGCCCAAGCACTGGAACCAATGCACCACCGAGCAGTTGGAACTGATTGCCCGTGTGATGCAGGAGCAGATACAGAGGCAAGACCGCTATCATCCCTTCTCCATGGAGAATGTGAAGTTGGCGATGTTCTTTGCCTTGTCGGGCATACAGATAGTGGAAGGTCCGAATCCGCGTGTGCCGGTGGAAGAGCAGTACTACACTTGCCGCTTCCTGAAGGATGGCAAGCATGGCGACACCTTCTCGCTCTACCTTTGGCAAATCAACTATTGGCTCTCGCCACAAGCCAAGACTCGCGACAAGGAGTCGGCTGAATACATTGCGCAGGGTGCAGGTATGCTCGACTGGCTCGACAATGAGCGCGGCATGTTCCTCACACGCTTTCCCTACCCCACCACGAAACGCCGCAAGGCATGGTGGCGCATGAGGAAGGAGTTTCAGGGTGCATTTCCCGACCTCGACGGTTTCTCTTGGGCGCAATACCGTTTTGCCTCCGACACGATGGGCAGTTACACGCGGATAAGCAACAACCTGCTGAAGATGCAGCAGATGGGCAAGTTCAGCGAGGAGCAGCTCTTGAAGCAGGCGCAGAGTGCCGACCTTGCCAAGGCGATGTTCCTGGCTACTATCTTCAACGCTCGCACTAAGTATATCGACACCAACACGGGTATGGTGAAGCACGACTTCCACTACGAGAGCAACCAATGTTCCGACAATGCGCAATACTTCCGCCACTTTCCCGACCACCAATGGCAGGTCATTCTCTTTTGGTGGACGGGCATGATGCACACCCTTAGCAAGCGTTTTCCGCATGTGTTCAAGGTGCAGAAGGTTGGAACAAAGAAGCCGAGCACTCCACTCGAAATATACACTGCCACCACAGCCACCATGCAGAAGTATGCCGGACTGACCGAAGACCAGGTGAACCACCAGTCTTACTCGCTTGTGCTGGAACACCTCGAAAGGTTGTCGAAGGAAAACGAGGAAATGGAGAAGATAAGGAAAAAGTAGAAATGTACGGAAGTACGATGGTACGAATGTACGATACTACGAATGTACGAAAGCGAACATCAGATTGAACAGACTGAATAGATGATTTTAGAACATCAAAAGAAACGAAAGAAACAAAAGATTTTCGTCAACAACAGAAATCTCGGAATACGCAGAAATGTTTTCGTCATCAAATGAAACGAATGAAACGAACCTTTCCGTTCATTAAGTTTCTTTCTATGTCAAAAACCTTTTTGTTTATTTTGTTCCTTTTGATGTTAAACCATTCGTTTCATTCGATTCATTCGATGATATTATAAACAATAAAACACAAAAAACACAAAGCACAATGGCAAACACAGTAAGCAACTTGCAAGAGCTCCAAGAACGTAGTGAGGAGTTACACAGAGCTGGCTATGTGGCTGTCCGTCCTGGCGAGTTCTGTTCTCCCAAGACAGGCGGCAAAGCCTTCTCGTGGAATGACTATGTTCACTCTATGCTCATCAGCGAAGCAGGCATGACCGCACAAGGCACGTCTGGCTCATCGGCGGCACGCCAACAAATATCCACCATCTTTGCCTCCAGCGGTGGCGAGAACCTTGCCAAACCGAAGGGCGAGGGCACCGACGGACTGGGATTTATGGAATGGGGTGTGGGCAACCGACTGCCTAATCTCATCTGGATGCTGTCGCGTATGTCGCCTTTCACGGCTGCGGGCATCGACTTCATCAAGAAGATATTGGTGGGACATGGCCCGGTGCCTAAATACCACTACACGCAGTATGTGGGTGGCAACATCACGGAGAAGTACATCCCGTTTGAGAATGCAGGTGTGTTGCTCCGTGGCATGATAGCCGACCTCAAGGCGAAGGAAGCCGAAGCACAGACAGCCAACGGCACGGACGATCCTTTGACAGATGTTGTCAAGACAGCCACCGGCAATGAAGACTCGGAGGAGATGAAGGCACTGAAGGATGCGCTTGCCAAATGGGAGCAGACTTATGCTGAACTGCGCCAGTTTATCATCGACAACGACCTTATGGACACCTACCTTCAGTTGGGTGGCGATATGTCGCTCATGTCGCAATGCTTTGTGGAACTGCAACTCAACCAGCGCCAACTGGGTGCCGACGGCCATCCCGTGCCTACATCGCAGTGGACTCCAAAGGTGATTGGCATCAAGCCGCGCTCAGTGTTCACTACCCGACTGGAGCGACAGGACGCGCAATACCGCATCAACTATGCTTATCTCTCTAACCAATGGCTCGACTCTACGCAGACCACAAGCGTGATGAAGCTGGAAGACCTGAAGATTGCTGCCGTGCCTTATCTGCCCACAGCCACTGCCGTGCGCGACCTTCAGCGCATTGTGCGTGAGGCACGCCAGGGACGTGTGAGCCGTAAGAACCGCCCTACCCGATTTATCATGTCGCCGCGCGACTTTGGCGGTCCTTACTATGCCGATGCCCTTTGGCACAGCATCTTTGCCGGAAGCATTTTTGAGTATGCCTTCACCATCGTGGACGACCGACTTACACGCAAGCGCAACAGCAACATCATCGGTCGTGTGATATACATTCATCAGGATTATGTAGACCGCCTTTGCAATCAGGCTGCGCAGGAGGACAAACAGGTGTCGCCTCGCGATGTGATGAATAAGGTGTTTACCGAAATCAACCAGTGGCTCAGCAACAGCGACAATGCTGGTCAGACTCTCTTTGCTTCCACCTTTGTGGGTAGCGACGGCAAGGACCACAAGGCTTGGGAGATTGTGGAGATTGAGACGAAAGCAAAAGACCGCAGTGAGGCAGAGAAAACTGAATTGCAGGAAATATCGAGCATCATCTTCTTTGCCATGGGTCTTGACTCAAAGCTCATCGGCAACACACCCGGCGATGCCACATCATCTGGAGGCACCGACCTGCGCGAGCGTTTCCTCGTCAAGCAAATTCAGTTTGCACCTTTGCAGCAACTCATGCTCCGTCCGCTGGAGGTGATAAGCCAGTTCAACGGTTGGGACGAGCATCTTGTCTGGCAGATTGACCGCGAGGTATTGACTACGCTTGATAACTCTAAAACGGGAGTGACAAGGCAAGGGCAGGGATAGGGTATTGGCATACCTCATACATAACAATGAGCATTGCTTGTACATAACTATACCTATTGTTTTGACTAAACTATACCTATTGTTTTGAATAAACTATACCTATTGTTTTGAAAAACTATACCTATTGTTTGTATAAGGTCATGCGCATCATTTGAAAAAAACGAGTAATCAATAAACGCAATAATAATATGATACTATCCACCAACGAGGAGCTTCGCCTTCACATCCCCAGTAACGCCATCGACGAGGTGAACCTGCTGCAAGGCATCCTCGACAACAGCGAAAAGGACTTGCTGAAAGACAAGCTCGGCAATGCGCTCTACACGCGCCTTTGCGAATATTACGCTTCCATCACGCCGCAGGACTTCTACCTTGATGTTACCAGCGGCACATACACGCAGCACCCTTGGGCAGAACTTCTGCTTAATGCCCAGCGCATGATAGCCAACGATGCCATGGCCCGCTATGCCTATCAGCAGGCTATCAGCGTGAACGGTGCCGGGGTGAACATGGCTTCAAGCAGCGACTACAACACCGCCACCACACAGATGCTCGACAAGGGTGTGCAGGGCTACCGCAAGGAGGCTATGGTGTCGCTCAACAACCTCTTGCTCCTGCTTGAGAATTGGGCTGAGACCATCAACACGCCTATGCCTGCCGATGAGCAGAATACGGACGAAAACGTACCGACAGAGGGAGAAAGTGTACCGAAAGATGATGATGGCGTACAGAATACTGACGAAAGTGTACGCAACAGTGAGATTGAGGAAATCACGACGCTGTGGCAAGAGTCGAAGTACTACTATGCCCACAGCGACTTGCTCATACCCAACTGCCGTATGCTTCAGCACTTCATCGACATCTATGACAACCGCGACAAGTTTATCCGACTCTTGCCCGACCTGCATTTCATTCAGGACGAATACATCACCGAGGCAATAGGCGAAGACGAACTCAACCGCTTGCTCCAGTCTGCCGACAATGCCGACCGCACGCTGCTCCGCAAGGTGCGCCGCTTGATGGTGGCTTATCTCGAAGAGCGCACCCCCGTGCTCTCCATCGACAAGACTCGCCGACAGTCTGCCCACGACGAAGCCGTGTCGCTCAAGACTTCTATCCTCGCCCTGCTCAAAGCGCGTGAGGATGCCGCACAGCCCGACACGTCTGCCGACACCACCACGGAAACCGAAAGCGAAGGCTTCAAAAATAATCAGGAAGGCTCACGAATGTTCGTGTCGCCAATGTTGTATTAAACGAAAGAAACAAATTTATAGAGCAATGATAAACTCAGAGTTGAATTTCAAGTTGGAGGATGTCTTACCAAATTTCTCCAATGGCTTGCAAAAGAAAATCCTTTATAGCATAGACCTCTTGCAAAAGGCAGAACGTTTGGCTATGGCTTATGATAGCGAGAACGGGTATTTTCTTGCTTTCAGTGGCGGAAAGGATAGCCAATGCCTCTATCATGTGGCAAAGCTGGCTGGTGTAAAGTTCCAGGCACACATGAACCTCACGAGTGTTGATCCACCCGAAGTGATACGTTTTGTGAAGAAGCAATATCCCGATGTAGTGTTGGCAAAGCCGAAGGATAGTATCTACAATATTGCCGTGCAGCGCAAAATATTACCTACAATGCGTGTGCGCTGGTGTTGTGCCGAGTACAAGGAAACGGCAGGCGCAGGAAAGGTTACGTTGATTGGCGTACGCCATGCCGAGAGTACCCGTCGGGCAAAACGCAATGAGGTGGAGATTAACAACCATTCTTTCAGTGGCAATTTGGAAGGTTTGGAAGAATACCGTAAGGAGAAAACCGCCAAGGCTGAACGCCGCAAGGAAAAGACGGAGCAAGAGCTGGTAACTATTGTAAATGCAAAGGGCGAGCGCACGCTTGGTTGTATTCACGGCAAGGAGTCTTTGCTTATTTCGCCCATCATTCATTGGAGCGAAAGCGATGTATGGGAGTTTCTGAATGTACTCGGAATCGCCCACTGCGAACTTTATGACCAAGGCTTTAGACGTATAGGTTGCATCCTCTGTCCGATGTCGCAACCCAAGCAGAAACGCAAGGAAATAGAGCGTTGGCCTCATGTAAAGCGTGGTTGGATTAAGGCTATCAAAGCTATCCGAAACGGGGGGGGGATCAACAAGCAAACCTATCACCAATTCGGGGGGGGGGGGGCACGGGGGTGACGCAGGTGGTCGGGGTGCGCGGGGGGGGGGGGGGGGGGTACGCAGACCTTCAAGGACGGTTACATTTGGTGGAACATCAAGTCCGACATGGTGCCGTGCAGGAATGTCAGAGGGATGCTCAGGACGGAGAATACGAATGGCGGCCTAACACCAATGGCTACTTCATCAACGGCAAAGCCATGCGAGCAGCAAACGCCTTCACCCCCCCCCAAACCAGCGGACAAATCGCGGATTGTGGGCAATGCAAGACCCGACTTTCGCATCTGCAAACAATGGATGCGCGAACAGCAAAACTGGGTTTTCAGAAAGCTCCTCGTCTGATCGCTTGACTGAGGAGCAAGAAAACGAAATAGCGGAAAACATCTTCGATTGGTGGATTTCGGGCAAATCATACAAGAAATGGTATAGCGAGAAATTCCTTCAGCAGAAGTTGAATTTTGAAGAAGATTAACTCATTAAAAACTCAACATTTATGATGGACGAAATAATCAAAACCCTCACTCCTGCCCTGTCAGCGCGTATGCTGACATCAGAGCAGCGAGAAGCATTTGAGCAAGGACTGACCTTGCTTGAGGACGTTACCAAGGCACGGAGTTTTGTGCGCGACAGCCGACGGTTTAAGGATTATCACCGCCGTGTGCGCCAGCTACTCACTTATCTGCAAACGCTCGACACCACCACGGCACAACTATCGCAGAAGCGACGTGTGGGCAGACCTACCAGAGAAGAGCAAGCCTACTATGCCCAACTGCAAAAGCAAAAGGCATTGCAGGACGCACAGAACAGTCTGTTTCCCGAACTGAAGCCTGACGTGTCGCTCCAGCCGCTCACCTACAACGGCATCGTGGCAGACCCAAACGGCGAGAGCATTGCCGCCACCATGCCTACACTGAAACAGATTCGGGTGTTCCTCTCTGCCCGGTTGCAGGAGCAGGTGAACGGCATACGCGACCTGCGCAACGAAATGGCATCGAAGGCAGAGCAGGCCAAGACGATGGCGGAAGCCAACGAGAAGGCAGGAAAGACCGTCTACACTGAGGAGGAGATAGCCGAACTTGCCACCCGTGCCGTGGAGATAGAGAGTCACTTGCTGCCCGACATCTACACTGCCGTTGACCGTGAGATGGGCGAGGTGTACCTGCGCCTCAGTCAGCGCACCGGCGACCCCGAATACATCGCTTATGTGGAAAAGACATTCAACATCGACCCGCAGAAACTGCGCACTCAGTTTAAGCCTTTTTACGAGAAAGCCCAGCATCGCGACCCACTCTTCGCACAATCCGTAGCCGACAAGATTGCCTACGACCGTCCCGAAGTGAAGGCGGCTCGCGAAGCAGCAGCCCAGCACAAGGCAGAAGCCGATGCCCTTATCAAGTACATCTGCCGCAAGGACAAACCCTCTACCAAGGCTCGTGTGAAAGGACTAAAGGAGCGCATCGACAAACTGCGCAACGAATATGCCGACATCGTGAAGGAGGATGAACTGATGGGCTATGAAGCCATACTCACCAAGACGATTGAGGAAGCGGGAGCATAAAGCGAGGAAAGAAAAGGAAAGGAAAGAAAAACGAAGGAAAGGAAACAAAGATATGGAAAAGGACGCATTTCAAGAATTAAAGGATATTTGTACGGGAGCTTGCCATGAAAGGCACGCCTGCACTCATGGCTTTAAGCAGATGATAAATTCGGAAAACGTGAGCCAGATGATGGGTACATGGCGACAGTATTGGGACGACTTGACCAACAGTATGTATGTAGACGTTATCCGCAAAGAGTTGCCTGCGATATATTCAGAGTTGAAAGCCGAAATGAATAAGGCTGGCATCTATCTGAATGAATGTCCGTCGCAAGCACCGCAATACGTCCGTGTGATCGTGACAGACAATGAAGAACCTGTGAAGATATTCGGTGAAGCCCAATGCTATGTTCTTGGCGAGGCTAAGGTTATAGCCTTTGGCAGGTCGCGTGTCTACAACAACAGTTTCAATGCGCCTGTCATGCTTTACGAACATTCGTATGGAAAAATTATGGCTGGCAAGGCATCCGTCTACAATCATGCTTCCGTGCAGGGTAATTGCGAAATCATCTTGCACGACAAGGCGCAGTGCGACGCTTTTGGTGGTACGGTGAAAGGCATAGGCTATCTGCGCATCAATGCTTACAATGACACAGCAGTCAATGCCATATCAAGCCGATGTGTCAATCTGTATGGAAATGCTACATATTCCAAGTTAGAACTAAAAACCGCTGACAGATGAAATCTCATATAACTATCAGAGCAAGGGGGAAAGACCGTGTGCTAAGGGACGATATTTCCCTTAGCGTGGAATTTCAGAACCCGATGTGGAACGACACAGAAATATTCTCCTATCCCGTGGATTTGCCTTTTGAGGGCAACCGCGACATTATGAAGAACGTAGACGACTCCAATTCGGATATTCGACCTATCACGCTTGAACATGAACCTATGCAGATATATGTTGATGGCGTGCCGTTTGCCAGTGGTCCTATGGTTATTTCCGAGGACGAGGAACTGACTGACGGTTTGTCTGTCAATGTAGACTCGGCAGTGGATAGTTTTGATACGATGATAAGCGACTTGAACTGCAATGACATCCCCATACCCGAAAGCGATTGGCCGAGTCTTATTATCGGCGAAAAGATTTCGGATGTGTACGTCGAGATGCAGTATAAGTTTAATGTGTATATCTACGACAAGAGAGGCAAGAGTAGTTCGACAGAGATAACCAAATATTTCCCTGCCCAAACAGCATCTGCTACATTCGAGCCACAAGCTCTTGGCTTTTCCTACCCTGGAAAGTGCAAGACAACCGGTTCCATGCAAGTGGCGGTAAAGAAGAATGAAATTTCTTATCGTGATGGCATCAAGGTAATCGTGCCGGAAGAGGAAGAAAGCTATATCAATGTTACTGACGAATACTTAGGCAATGCCCGTGGGTCGGCAATGGGACCGGCAAAGTTCTGTAATGCGCGTGTCTGCTACAAACATTACGACAAGGATGATGATGGTTCTACTTCCGACAGTGTGGTTCTTGTGGATGACGGCAAAGGCGGACCTGAAGATAGAGGCCCTTACTGGGTGTTGGACGCGAAACGTCCGCAGTCGGGCATTTGCTTCTATGTGCTGTATTTTCTTGAATGTCTGTTCAAATATCTTAATGTGGCTTACGATATAGATGTACTGAAGGACATTGAGGACTTGAAACACCTTTGTTTCTTTACTACAAAGTGCTCTTATCGAACAACCGACCCTCTGTATACTTCTTCTTATAAGGATAAGAACGGCAACAAGGTTTACAATCCTTTCTTTACACATACCGTAGGCACAAAGGATGCCGATAAGAAAGTGGAAGATGCAGAGAGGAAAAAGCTATTTACGGAGGTGAACGAGTGGTTGAGCAGCAGAGGATGTGGCGGACAACTTGAACTTGAAAATCCTGAAGGAGTAGAGATAAATGAGTTTACGCTTGGCACGTCATTGTTTGGTACCAATACTTACAAGCTGGGCGACAACGCCGACAAAATAAAGGTAAATCCCACTTTGCTTTATGCCAAGGCGACAGCACAGATACGAAATATGATTGCCGATGAAGGCAATTTTCCCGAAATGTCTGTATCGTCTTTGCTTGAGTCTTTGGAAAATATGTTTGGCATTAAGTTTCATTACGATTATGAGCGGAAAAAAGTTACCGCATATTTGTATCGTGATGTTTTGCAGACAACGAACACTCCTCGCACATTACATGCTCAGGTAAACTCTATCCATAAAGTAACGGAGAAGATTACCGGTGTACGTATTGGCTATTCGGACGAGTCGGATTCTAAAGAACAGAAGAATAATATCAAAAACAAAGTAAAGGATTATGACACAGCGTATGACTATATTGATTACCCCGACCCTGCATCGGCTGACAAGGCAAAGACTACTATTATTGACAAAAAGTATATAGACATCTTCAGAAATCCTAATCACGGTGATATGCACGTCTATATCGACCAGCGCACGGGTAATGCTTACCGCATAAAGGTAGACAGCAATTATACTGACGTGAACGATATGCACCCCGTATTGTTTGAAGTTGGAATGTTCAAAGGTGTAGAAGAGGGCGATTGCTCTGCGCGAAATGATGATTTTGTACAGGAGTACATGTCTGACTTTGTGCCGATGCAGTTCAACGATGTAAACTATCAGCGTGAGAAGGAATATGTTGAAACTGGCGGAACGCTTGTGTCTACGGATAACATTGTTGTCGAAACCATCAATGCTTCAGCGAAAACCCCGCTTTTGGCTGCGTATATGGATGATGATATGGAACATGAGTTTGTGGAGCAGCGCATACGACAGAACCTTGCCGGTAATTATGTAAACGCTTACCTTACTGAGGTGCTGAAATGCAAAGAATCGTATGACCCTACAAAAACAGATGATGGCAATTCGCCTTTGCAGTCATACGACTGGGGATATGCTATCGCCATGATGCGCGGAGGTGGAAGCGACGCTACCTATGAGCAGTATGATTCCAACTACGACGGATTTGGCAACAACAAGTGGAGAATGAAATCGGGCGAATACGCTTTGACTTCCGACTCTATCGGACCGTTTGGTGAGCTGTACGATTATAACGGAGTGGCTCAAGGTGGATTCGGCGAGCACTTCTCGTTAAAGCCGCGTGCTTACAAACAGCCATCATGGGCAGATCATCCGCTTTGCGATGCTGACAGATATGAGGACGGTGAGCGCATCCGTATTCAGTCAAGAGGATATGTCGATACCTTCCTGAAGGAGTTTGTTTACTTCCTTCTCAACCGCAAGAAGTACCGCATCATTTGTCTTGCCTCCGTAGCGCAGATAGCCGACATACCTAACCACTGGAAGGAATGGTGGCTCATCGACGGCAAGAAGTGTCTTATCAACAAGGTTTCTACCGGCATCACCGTAAAGGACGGTATGGGCGAGGTGGAACTTGAAGTATATAGCTTGTAAACAACACAAACACAAAAACAATATGGCAAGAACAATAAACCTTACATCGGGCAGCATCTTCAACGGCAACCCTATCACGTTTCGCATTCAGCCTAACGTGATAGGTGGCACACCGTCCTTTCATCGCGTCATTCTTGAAGTAACCTGCGGCATGAGTGGCGGTAACTACGAAACCATCAAGATGTCGGCACCCGTAGAAAAAGAAGAGAATACGGAGGATAATGTTGTGAATATCGACATATCCTCTGCCCTGCGCACCTTCCGCGACAGTTACGAATACTCTGCCGAGCCGACCGCTTATCCTTTGGTGAAATTCTACTTGAAGGTGTACGACGAGTATATGCTTGATGGCGAAGTGAAGACGATGGGCGAAATCATCTACCCTGCCAAGACCCAGGACAGCGACGAGCAACCCGTCTACTGCACCATCTTTGGCGCATACTCCGACCTCGACCGACTCATGTCGACCGGCTCCAAGGACACCACTACCCTATCGCGCAAACCTACCGATGCTCCCCACCTCGCCTTTGTGGGCGAACAGATAGCCTACACCCCACCCTACGCCACGGCACAATCGCTGCTCGCCAGCGCCAACCTTGAGCAACCCGCATCGAAGGTGGAAACCATCGCCAAGGAAGGTCAGCAGACCCTCGGCGGACAAAGCATCTACGCCCTGCCTGCCACCGAAGCCAATATGCGCCAAGTGTTCCGCTTCATCAATTCGTTTGGTGTATTGGAGAGCATCAGTGTGCCTCGTGTCTACAGCAAGAAACTCGCTGTAACGTCCAGCAGCTTTGTGGTGTCGCGGCAGGAAACGTTCAATACCTTCAGTCGTGCCACCATCAAGAAGCAGAACAACCAGGAGTCGTGGCTATTCCAGACCGACCCGCTCACCGAGTCATGGCTGTCATGGTACTTGCACGAGTTCCTTATGTCGGAACATATATGGATAGACATCCAAGGCCGCTTTATTCCCTGCACCATCACACCCGAGGAAGAGACCACCTTCCTTTCGCGCACAGAGCAGAACGCCTACACAGTGTCATTCACTGCCGTGCTTAATATCAACGGCAGTCCGATAGCATGATATTTTAATTGTCTCTGATTTTACATATTACGTGAAAAACACTTTGCACCCGAAGCTTCCGTGATGGCGACTTCGGGCTTTTTCATGTCCTTACGCGCAAGGGCATGTCCTAACCGCATATTTGCTTTTCTCTATCTTTGCTGTCAGAAAAAAGAACAAATACGCAAATGACACAAGCAAGACCGCAAGACTATTGGATTTCGCCCAATGCACTCTACATCGAATTGAATGCAATGAGTAATCCTGACTATATACAGGCATCGTGCGTCAGTGGGGCGCAGATACTTGTGTATATCAATGGTATTATATCCTATGACGCAGGCCACAACTATCGCCGTTGGACGTTGCAGGCCTCGCCTACGGTGTTCAATACGTATACCGAGAAGTATGTCTATGCTGCCATTCCGCGTGATATGAACAGCAGCAAGCCTGCTTTTGTGGTCTTCCCATCCGAGGAGATAGATGTTTACGGCAAAAACTCCAACGAAGCGCAAATAGGTTCCACCGACTATTACTATATCTTCCTGCAAGGCATTATCACTTCTTCGGGCGACAACGGCACTGTCCTGCGCGATTGGGCGCAGGGGCACAGCATCGTTACCGGCATGTTGTCGTCTGACGAAGCCATAGCAGCCAAGGGCGACGAAAGCGAATGGTACAAGTATTCTTCCGTTGACCAGACTACCACGTTCTTGAAGAACCTCACCATGAAGGCGGGTACTTGGTTTAAGGATTTGTTTGCCAAAAACTTGCAAATCAAAAGTGGCGGAAACTTGTCTTTTGAGGATGATAATGTCAATATTACAGGTCTTGCAAAAGACAATACAGACGTAGCGTCGCAAAACAAATTGGTCACTCCAAAATTCATGGATGACTATGCTTTGAGCAGCGGTCATGATGACACAGCGAAGGGACGCATCACGTTTGAACAGGGGCTCACGTCGGACGGAGACGCGGACATCAATGGAGACGAGAGGGTCGGTGGTGACGAGCGCGTGGAAGGCAACGCAGAGGTAGACAAAGACCTCGGCGTGCATGGTGACGCGACTGTTGACGGCAATCTCAACGTGGGTGGCGAGACATACCTGAAAGACCTCACGGTATCGGGCTCGGCTCACTTCTTTGAGCTCGTGATAGACAAGATCAAGGCGGCTGGCGGCACATACATCTTCTCTGCGGCAAACTCGTTCAATGTGGACAGGGTGGTTGCAGGCAACAATGTGGTGCGTCTCTACTGGCTGGCCGAGAATGGCGGCAAGGGAAGCATGAACACGTGGGAGGTGGGCGATCAGGCAATCAGCATGGATTTCAACCGTGCGAAGGTTGGGGAGACCTTCAGCGCGAGCAACAAGTATTGGTGGGCGTTGGTCACGGCGACAAGCGGAGATACGCCCGAGAGTGTGGAAGAGGAGAACGGCACCAAGCATCTGTACCACTGGATAGAGGTCAGCACGTTGGAGAAGGCCGACGGGTGTACCGTGGAAGCGGAGGTGGGCGATGCCGTGGCGCAATGGGGAAGCCGTAGCGCAGACAAGAAACGACAGGCCGCTCAGATGATTGCCGCCTACAAGTCGCCCGACACGGGCGTGGAAGCTCCTTGCTGGGTGCAGTACGTAGGCATCAACTCTTTCACCATCACCGAGGACAACCGTCTCAATCGCGTGGCTTACAACGGCAATGTCTTCAAGGGGTCTTTTGTCGCGACAAGCGAGGGCGAGCAAGGGCGTGACCTGCTCGAATGGCTGGAAAGCCTTCAACGCGAGAATGACACGCACTTCGACATCTGGTATGGTGACGAGGTGCCCTCCCTGGAGAACGAGCCTGCCGTAGAGTGGACGACGGACAGCAAGAAGGCCGAGCACGTGGACGACCTCTATTTCGACCGCTCGGACACGGCGAAGAGTGATGGCGGGCACTGCTACCGCTTTGTCGCAACAACCAAAGACAGCCTTACGACTTACACCTGGGAGGACTATACCGACCACGACACGCTGAAAGCCCTCACCAAGGCGCAGAACATCGCTGACGACGGGGTTGTCACCGCAGGGACGGAGAAGATGCAGCTGCTCATCACGCTCAAGAACATGCAGTCGGAGTTCTCTTCCTTCAGCGAGCCGACGACCGATAGCTCCGTGAGCTACACGCAGGCCTACGGGGCGTACAAGAAGGCCTACAACAGCTTCGTGTCGGCAACGCAGGACATCGTGAGTGAAGCTAATATCGGCAAGGACACCATCCTGTCCGACATCGGCCTTACGTCAGAGAGCTACGTGAACCTTTACTACAACTACTACTCCACGCTCGGCAAGATGCTCGAAGCCAGCGAGGCCAGCATCAAGGCGAGCATCAGCACGATAGGCGGCAGGATAGAGATGGCCGTCACGAAGAACGGCTTGAAGACCGCAGGCATGACGGTGGAGGACGAGCACATAACGCTTGATGCCAAGAAGACGACTGTCAAAGGCGACCTCACCGTGCAGGGGGCCATCACGGACAGCACAAGCTATGTGGGCATGGACGGCTCCTTGTGGTCTCCCAATGAGGTAGGCGAGTTGGAGAAGTCTTCCGCCAACCTCTTGGTGGGCGGCGGCAATACCCTCTTTGTGCCCGTTGATATGTCCACCATCAAGAGCGTGCAGATACAGACCGCAGACCCGTCACTTGTTTCAGACGGCAATCCTACCAACGCAAGCACGGCGCTCGTGACGCTCCCGATGTATGACGCGGTGGATCTCGGTTGTGGCGTGACGATGCCTGCATACCGTCGGTCGGGCACGCACGTGCTTGTCCGCAACGCCTTCTCGCTGTCCTACAACCAGTGGAGCAAGGGTGACGGATGGACAAACGGAGACCTGCGGAGAAACATCGCCTCTGCCGCAGTCTACATCTGCACAGACCCTCGCACGTTGGCGTTAAGCAACTACTCGGCTTCCGCTCCTGCCATCACCGCTGACGGACGTGGCGACGGCGGAGCGACGGCCGACTACTTCAAAGGCTGCATGTCGCTCAACGGGAGACGTGGGAGGTGGCTTGTCCTGCTTCCAGGCCAGCAGGTGGAGCTTGTATCAGTCATCACCATGTGGCAGACGGGCACCAATACGCCCGTGCCCTACCTGTCATGGTATGTTGCAGGCGGTGACGGGATGGACTGGTTGGAGAAGACCGTCTCTTTCCGTCCCGACGGCACGGGCTACACCGAATACGATGCCGTGTTTCGCTCGGCCGTTACAGGAGGCGAGCATTTCGGCATCGGGGGTATCGACAAGTACGCGGACGCTTTCTTCGGCTACCCGAAGTTGAGCGACGCGTCGAACCTCTCCGAGCAGGTCGTGGTGACACTCTCGGCAGACAGCAAGCCTTACATCACAATCGAATAGCAGTCATGGCAGAGAATATCAACATAGTTATCGGCAATGTGGTGCGCCAAGGAGGTGTGGCTCGTGTGCGCGTGTCGTGGCCGACAAGCACGGTCAACAAGCTACAGGTGAACGAATGGCCCGTACTGCTCAACGCCCTGACCAAGACCGCATACGCCGACGCGACAAAGAACAACGGCTTCACCTACACTTTTCCTTTTGCCCTGTCCAAGGGTACTGGCTTCCCTTATTGCCTGCCCATGGAACTCGAAGAGGAGGTGGCGGTGGCCGTGCTCGGATAAATAACCTACTAAAGACAATATACGGATATGGCATTGAACATCAAGAACAAGAATACAGGTGACTTGCTCACGGCCACGGAGTTTAACATGTTGGTTCAGGCAGTCAAAAACAATGAGGCAGACATCGCCTCGCTGGGCGACAATGCGGTGAAGATGGTGGCCCTCACGCAGGCCGAATACGACAAGATGGTGACGGGCGGCACGCTCGACGCCAATACTTACTACAACATCTTGGAGGAGGAGTAAGCGTATGATCATCAAGCAAGGCAAGGAACTGTCGGCCCGCTACCTCGGCACAAAGGCTATCGAAGCCGTGTACCATGGTGCGGTGCTCGTGTGGGAGGCTATCTCCTCCTGCTTTGGCAGCGGCATGTGGATAAACGAACGTCCGTGGAGCAACACCGACGGATGGAGGAACGACAAGTAGAACAAAGAAAAACGAAGATATATATGGCAAAGAAAACATCACCTAACAGCATCACGTCGCTCACCGACGACTGGGCGAACGATGCAGCGAACGGCTTGCCTTTCAGCGGCCAGGCCGTGCAGGACTTCATCAAGAAGCAGTTCGGCTCGAAGGTCGGCACATGGTGCTGGTCGCCAACCGTTGACGCAAGCAACTTCTATCACATCTGGGGTTTCGCCACGGAGGCCGACAAGCAGGCTTATCTCGCTGACCCCGACGGCAACGCTTCGCTCCTGTTGGCCAACGAGGCCTTGCCTATCTCCACCGTGCAGGGCGACAGCTACGGAGCGTACCTGTTCACCGACGCAGGCGTGGCAACCGACTATGTGGTGAGTGGCGACAAGATGACCGTCAACCTCCGCTTCTCCGCCGTGCGCAACTCGAGCGGTGACCGATTGAACGTGGGCGTGCCGGGCACGCTGGTCATCCAGCGCAAGACGGCATCATCGGACTGGACGACCGTGGAGACGCGCAAGGATGTGCTGACGAGCACCGACTATGCCGACACGACGGCCTACACGTCTGTTGACATCGGCTCGGCACTGAAATCGGGTGCGCAACAGATACGCATCCGTGCCTACTATACCTACGAGGCGGACGACGGCTCGCAGAAGACGGCCACCTCAACGTATGTGTCCATCGGCAGCTCTATCACCAAGACGACGCTTGACCTGGAGTGCCAGCAGAACTGGCAGACACCGATACTGGCGAGCGTCTATGCGGAACGCGGCTTCCCCGTCAGCTACATGGTCTACGGCGCCGTCCCGAAGACGCTTCATGTGGAAATCACGGGAGGCAACGGCAAGACGCTGGCCGCAGACTATCCTCTGTCGGCAGACCAGGATTCGGCCACCGTCTCCAAGAGCATCACCGACGCAACGGACACCTACAAGCTCTTCAAGCATGGCGTGCGGACGGTGAAGGCATGGCTCACCTGCGATGACGGCATGGGCGGCACTATCTCGTCACGTGTGCTCGTCAACCGCTTCATGGTGGTCAACCCGACCGCAGCGGCCGACAAGACCACTCCTTACCTCTTGTTGCAGAACATGGTGGGAACGGCCGACAACTTCGCGCAAGCCGACCTCTGCCAATACTCGGTCTATTCGCCTGGGGCGGACGGCACGACGAACAACGGCTCCGACGTGACGGTGATCTTCTATCTGACAGCCTATGCCGAGAACTTTCCTGCCGATAACCCCGAGCAGTATTTCCGCATCGAGAGCACCGCGTCGCCAGGCACTCGCTACACGCTCAACACGACTATCGAGATTGAGACGGAGGACGAGGAGCAGACGACAATCCCTGCCTATTTCCGCGTGTGGCGCAAGGATGGTGACAGCGAGGTGAACTTCCTGCAAAGCAGCATCGGACAGGGTAATATCGTCATACAGGTGGACAACTCGGAGAGCTACGCCCCGAAGGCCGGAGCGGACTTCGTTCTCAACCCGAAGAACCGCAACAACTCGGAGGCCAACCCGAAGACCATTGTCAACGCCAAGACGGGCAAGACCGTTGACAGCACGTGGACGGGCTTCGGTCTTGTGAAGGACGGGTGGGTCACCTCTGACGTGGACGGGCAGCGTGTGCTCCGTGTGCCCGCTGGCGCAAAGCTCAACTTCAAGTACAACCCGTTTTCGCAGTTCCTCACCACGCCCGACTCGGCCTTGGAGATAGAGCTGGACTTCATGGTGCGCAACGTGACCGACGAGGACAGCCCGATCATCAGCCTCTTTGAGAACTTCTCTGCACAGGATGCCGACGGCAACACGACAACGCAGTTCCGCGGCCTGAAGATACAGCCTATCCATGGCGAGATACACACCAAATCGAACTATGTGTCGTCGGAGACCGATTTCGCATGGAAGGAGGGCGAGCGGACGCACGTCTGCATCAACATCCACAATGCGGTCGCTCCAAACAAGGGTGACGCGCTGGTGCCTGCATCAAGCAGCTACGACACGTCGGCCACCAAGATAGCCCTTGTGCGCATCTTCATCGGTGGCGAGATACGCCGCGAGTTCAAGTATTCCATCACCGATGCTGCGGAGTTCTGTACGGGTGCCATGAGCAATGGCGGTTTCACAATCGGGCAGGACGGGGCGGACATCGACATCTACTCCATCCGCATCTATCAGAACACTGCCTTGGAGGCTTCCGACATCCTGGCCAACCACATCTCAACGCTTCCGACCACCGAAGAGAAGCGCGCCATGCGACAGGCCAACGACATCCTCACGGGCGGCAAGGTGGACTTGGAGAAGTGCCGTGCGCTGGGCAAGCGTTGCCTGGTGTGGCACGGCACGGAGCCTTACAAGGAGAATACGTCAACGCAGAGGGGCTACTGGGAGGTGTTCCAGTACGACGCTCGCGGCAATTATCTTCCCGAATATTCGGGTACGCTCTGCAAGTCGTCGGCTGCGCTGGAGACCAAGCGACAGGGTTCCACGGCAAACACCTACTACTACTCAAATATCCAGACCAAGATGTCGGACGTGACAGAGACCATCACGGTGCCGTTGAGCGAGCTTCATAGCTCCATCACCTATGAGGTGAAGACCGTTCAGGGCGAGGACGGCACGGAGAGCAAGGTGGTCGGCCTGAAAGGCGGTTGCCTGGGCAAGAACTTCCCGACAGCGGAGACGGCCGTGGACTACGCTTATGCGGAGGTTGACGGTGCGCCTGCTGTGGTCGTGCCCGACGGATGGGTGGACGGCAACGGCAAGTACAGGGGCGTGGGCTACATCGTGGCCGAGGGCACGCCTATGGCGCAGAAGCTCGTCAACAAGATCAACTACGCCTCGTCCATGCAGAGCCACCTCACGGGCGTGAACAACCTCTACAACGACCTGCACAAGGCTATCGTGGGCAAGAACTCCTTGCAGGAGGCCTATCCCGAAGCTCGTGTGTCCAAGTACACGGAGCCTTTCCTCTACTTCACGCAGGCGCTCGACAGCGACACGCCTGTCTATCGTGGCCCATGCACCTTCGGAGCTGGCAAGATGGACAAGCCGACATGGGGCTATGTGAAGAAGCTCCACCCGATGTTCACCATGATTGAGGGTTCGGACAACAACTACGAGCTGACCGACATGCGCGTGCCCTTCACGTGGGGTGACGCAAGCTGCCCCGAGGCCATCACGTACAGCGCGGACGACGAGGGCTTCTTCTACAACGGCAAGCAGTGTCTTGACTTCGACGCTGGCAAGACCGACGATGACGGCACGCCCGACCAGAAGCTCATCACGGCCATACAGGGGACGTGGAACTTCCTCTATCTCCACTCTCCGTTCGTGAAGTATTACAAGGGCACGTTCGACGCTTTCCAGAAGTCGGACGCTGCCAAAGACACCTTCGCCAAGTATTGGTGTACGGACGGCAGCGAGGCGTACAGGCTGAAACGTTATGACTTCGCCAACAACAGATGGGTGGACGCTGGCCTGTGGGACAGCACGGCCAAGGCGTGGAAGGTGATCGACCTCCGCACGGACGAGATTACGGCTTCCACCTACCAGTCGTCGGCCAACCAGTCGGAGTATGCCGAACTCAACAAGGAGCTGTGCGGTGCCATCGTGGCGCACGCCAAGAAGTACCTCGGCTTCTACTTCCGCATCGACTCGCTGAAGCTGTACTACTCGCTCATCATCCATCTGCTGGCCGGAACGGACTCCTGCTCCAAGAACACGTACTACGTGCTTGACCCGAAGCCCGTGGAGGTGACCATCGAAGGTGAGACGCGCACCTGCTACCTCTTTGAGTTACACACGGACGACGTGGACACGATGATGCTCATCGACAACAACGGGCGCTTCACCAAGCCTTACTACATCGACCGCATGCACCCCTATGTGGACGGCGACACCACCACGGAGAAGTACGAGGGCATGCACAACGTGCTCTTCACGCTCTGCGAAGACATGTGGGAAGGCACGAAGGAGCTACAGGGCATGGTCAAGCAGATCTTCACGGCCATGGAGAAGCAGCCGTCGGAGAGCGACTATATCGAGGGCATGCCTACCACCATCTCAAAGGCTTCTGTCTACGGCTGCCTGTGGAAATACGTATATTACGTTCACAAGTACATCCCTCAGATGGCTTTCAACGAGGCGGCGCGCATCCGCTACGAATATCCCGAGATGATCGGTTTCGTGTCCTACGGAAGTGGTGCCCGTGGCGTGAGGCCCATCACGCAGTCGAACGGCTCGCTGCTGGAGGCGGAGCTCCAGTTCATCGAGCGCAGGCTGGTGCTCATGTCCAGCTATGCGGCGTGGGGGCCGTTTGCGGACGGCAAGACGGGCAACCTCGGCATTAGCGATGTGTCGGAGAGCTTCTCCATGCAGGCGTTCCACACGCCCGACACGGCCAGCTCGCAGAACGACTATGCCTTCACGGTGAAGCCGCACCAGTACCTCTACCCGACGGGCATGCTCGGCCAGACGGTCATCGACCCTCACGTGCGCGTGGCACCTGGGGAGGCCTATCGGCTGGAACTCGGAAGCACCACGTCAAACGATACGGGTATGTCGGTGAGCGGCATCAACTACTACCGTTCCATCGGCAATGTTGGCGACCTGTCCACGACCCCCGCCAACACCATCACGGTGAACGGCAAGCGTCTGACGGAGTTTGTGGCCGAGCCGAGCAAGACCTACACGGACAGCACGACGGGCAAGCCCACTCCTGCCTTCCGTCCAGGTGCCATCGTCATATCGGCAAAGAACATCTCCAATCTTAGCCTTCGCGGATGCTCGGCGACAAGCGGAGCGATAGACCTCACGCAGCTGTCGCGACTGAAGACGGTGGACGTGCGGCAGACCAAGCTGTCTGACGTGACTTTGCCCGCTTCGCATGTCCTGTCTTCCGCCCTCTTGCCTGCCACCATCTCGTCGGTGGACGTGGAGAATCAGGAGAACCTGTCTGTCCTGCAACTGGAAGGCTACGGCAACCTCACCCGTTTTGTGGTGAAGAACAACAAGCTCGTCGACACCTTCGCCCAAGCTACGGCTTTGCTTGCCGCCAAGCCTTCGGGGTTGAAGACCGTCACCTTGACCGACCTCGCATGGAACACGCAGGGGCGGCAGTGTAATATGGACTTGCTGATGTATCTCGCCAGCTTGAAGGCAAATTTGACGGGCATCATCTTCATGCTTGCCGCAACGTCCGACCGCGCCCTGTCGCTGGCCGACAAGGAGATGTTGTGCGCCCTCTATGGCAATATTGACTCCACGGTCAACGCTCTCTATATCAAGTATGACGTGAGGGCTATCAACAGCATCTCTATCTCGGGAGAGGCGTTTATGACCACTGCGGGCAAGGACTATCGCTTCTCCGTGGTGCCGTCGCCCGTGACGGGCAACAATGTGGCCATCAAGGACGGACGGCTCGACATCGCATGGAGCATTGCCGATACGGCCGACAGCTACGCCCACTGGGCTGACAGCGACGGCCTGCTGCACGTGGACAAGCTCTCCGACCCTGCCCTTGACCTCAAGCACACCATGACAGTGAAGGCTGTCACAACCAACGGCACGCTAACCGCGCAGAAGAAGGTCGGTTTCTATCGTCACATACCCGTCGTGGGCGACTTCGCCTATGCCGACGGCACGTTTGACGGGGAGTGGGACGAGGAGCGCACGTTCATCGGGCTGGTCTTCATGCGTCTGCCCATCTACACGGGGTCGAAGATCACGGCCTATGACGTGCGCGTGGTGGCCGCCGAAGACTTGAAGATGGTATCGGGCGGCGACAATCCCATCACGTGGACGACTCACCGATGGGGCCTCTATCCCGATGACCTGAACGGATGGCTGTCGGAGGAAGCGAACATCGAGAAGGCGAGCGGAGTGAAAGACGCTTTCGACATCGACGAGCTAAAGAACTTCTCCTCCCGATGGGGCGGTGCCAACGATTATGACGGCGGCTACCACACGGTGCCGTCGTGGGCGACGGACACGGTGCTTGCCAATACACCAACGAAGACCTACGCCACGTACAAGGCGACATGGGACGCTTACTACACTGCGCTTGACGCACTCTATGCGGCCATACAGGCGGCGAACCCAAGCTACTCCTACTCGGCAGACAACCGCAAGAAAGACGACAAGCTCTACACCATCGCCGAGGGCGGCACCATCCTTGCTGCCAACAAGGACACGATGACGCAGGCATGGGTGAGGGCACGCTCCTGTTACAGCGAGTTCACGTCGGCGGCCAGCTCCAACGGCCTGTCATCTTCGGGCGAGTACACCGCTTTCGTGGCTGCCTACCAGTCTGTATCTGACATGCTCAACAACGGGGAGAGCTACACGACAACGAGCGACGAGACAAAAGGCCCATCATGGTGCCAAGGCTTCAACTATTATTATCTTGACGACATCACGTATCTTGACGACAGTCAGACGGACGGCTACAAGGTGCTTCCTTCCACCTGTGCGGCCGGCGACTACAACGGCAAGGACTACACGGCCAAGATTGTGGCTCACGCCCGCAAGGTCGTCAACGGCTATCTCTCGGAGAGTTACCCGACGACCTTGCAGGAGCTGGCTGACGCTATGGCCGCACTGCGCAACGCCAACGCGTCGGTCACCAATCCCTGGCGATACGAGGAGTTCTACTATCCTGCGGCCTACGGCTGCTACCTGTACGAGCCGACAGCCGACACGCTCAATGCCGCATGGCAGAAGGGCAACTGGTATCTGCCCTCCGAGGGCGAGCTGACAAGGCTGTACAATTTCTATCGCCTCGGACAGGACATAGAGAACGCCGCTGACGGAGCTACGGAGGCGCGCACGCCCATCTTTGCCAATGCCAACAAACGAGCAGCCAAGACGGTCTTCAAGATGGGTAACTACTGGGTCGTGTGGAGTAGCGTCGAGTACAGCCGTAACTTCAGTTGGCACGTGCATTTCACTTCGGGTTTCGTCAACAACTGGGCCAACAAGTACACCAATGGCTACGTTCGCCCGTGCTCGGCGTTTATCTTTACACTTTAACCTTTATCAAGGCGGCCATTTCAAGGCCGCCGCCACAATGCAAAAAACAGAAGAACAAATAATCATGAACACGTTGACGGAAGACATCTACAAGGGAGCGGAAGCTGGCAAGCAAGCCCAGGCGAGGAAGCGCACGACGGCGCAGCTTCCCGTCTTCAGGGAGTGCGCTAACCTGCTGTATATGATTATGCAGGTGATGTATCATGCGCCACGAAAGATGACAAAGCCGCTCGACGAAGCCGTGGACTGCGCTACGGAGCTACTCCGTAGCGTGGCTATGGCCAACGAGGTGAGAGGGGCTGAGCGAGTGAGCTGTATCAATATAGGGCTGTCCAACGCCAATACGCTGAACGTCCTTGTATGCTCGCTCGGATTTCTTGGTGCCATCAGCAAGCAAACTGCCAAGGACTTCAAGAAGAGAATTGGCAGGGTGCTGGCGCAGTTGATAGGATGGCGTGAGTCCGCAACACAGCAGGGTCATCCCGTGCCGACGAAAGGAGGCGCGCGATGAGGGTCTGTGGGATTTCAGTAAACGGGGGACTTGCTGGATATGGTGTGACAGCCATGTCGAGCAACGAAGATGCAAAGTCCTTGGAGAGCGTCGAGAACAGCCGTAACAACAGTTGGAACGTGAATTTCACTTCGGGTAACGTCAACAACTGGAACAACAAGTACAACAATGGCTACGTTCGCCCGTGCTCGGCGTATGCTGATTTCAAAGCGTTCCTTGATTCGATGCGGCTTGCCTATTCCGATTGTCTGAAAGGCAAGCGAAGCTCGGCGCAGGCACTCGAATACATGCCTATTGCGACGGCGGACATTCCCAAGCTCGCATGGGAGGTGTGGACGAGAGCCTATGAGCCGAGTCCGTCAACGTGCTTCATGGTTACTTTCCCGAAATTAAGGGAGGTGTTTGCGGCGGCGTTTCGCGACAGAATCATCCATCACTGGATAGCCATTCGCATGATTCCCCTCTTCGAGGAGCGGTGCCATGAGCTGGGCGACGTGAGCCATGCCTGCCGAAAGGGCTATGGCACGAAGACAGCGGTGGAGCAGGTGCAAAAGGGTATGCTTCGCGTGAGCGACCACTTGCAACGGGAGGCCTGGGTGTACAAGGGCGACATCGTGGGTTTCTTCATGAATATCAACAAACGGATACTCTTGGGCGAACTGCACTCGCTCATCGTGAACAGGTATAAAGGCACCGACATCGACATACTGCTCTACCTCGTGGAGAAGACCGTCTTCCATTGTCCGCAGAAGTCGTGTTGCATACGCTCGCCCGTAGACATGTGGAAAATCATTCGGCGCGACAAGTCCCTGTTCTTTGCCGACGACAACAAAGGCGGGCCGATAGGCAATCTTACGGCCCAACTGTTCGCAGGCTACTACATGTCGTTCCTCGACGAATACGTGGAGGATCTGTTCAAAGGGAAGACTTATTCCTATACGAGGAGTGTGGATGATTTTGTCATCATCTGCACGGACAGAGTTTTCCTGCGACATGCCATCCGGCAGATAGCTGACTTTACTTCTGCGCAGATGGACATAGAGTGCCATTCGGACAACATCTACTTCCAGCCTGTCAGTCACGGGGTGAAGTTTCTTGGGCAGTGCATCTATCCGCATAGGCGATACACCATCAATAGGACGATAGGCCGTTTTATAAGCAAGGCGAACTGGTGCCTAAGAGAATGCGAGGAGGATATGACGGAAATCAGGCGCGAGTATTGGGGACAGGTGTTCAACTCCTACTTCGGCTTTCTGACGCAGACGAATGAGTACAACACTCGAAACAAGATTTTCAAGATGCTGACGCATGAGTGGTACCAGCATTTCAGCATAACGAACAAAAAGAAAGTAACCGTTAAACACAGAAGATTATGGAACAAGAACAACAACAACAGAAAATGTACGTCATCCACACGCACTGCTACGGCGAGCGGCCGCACGACAACTATGCGGTGACGATGGCCGACGGTAACATGGCCGTCTTCGAGGAACCGACCTACGAGGCAATGCTCGAGGCCATGGGTAAAAACGGATATATCCTGCTTGATACCATCGGGTATGTGATGGATCAGCTCCCAATGTACACGCCCACTACGTCAGGCTATACGGAAGAGGTGTGGAAGAAGGGACTGGACTTTGCCAAGGAAATGGCCACGAGGGCTATCAACGCCTACGACTCCTCCTCTGCGGTGAACAGCTTCCTGCTCAACGGCAAGAGGGTGTGGCTCGACAAGGCTACCCGTGTGGGGCTGATGAACTCCACCACCATCGCCAAGGCTATGGGCAGCAAGACGACCGACCTGTGGCTGGGCGAGACCAAGATTACGGTGGACTGCGACAAGGCCATACAGCTGCTGTCGACACTGGAGATGTACGCCCTGGAGTGCTTCAATGTGACGGCAGCGCACAAGAAGGCCGTGAGCGAGATGACAAGCCTGGAGGAGGTGATAGGCTACGACTTCACCAAGGGCTATCCCGACAAACTGAAGATGGAGGTGTAGGCCATGGAGATGCTGATGCTTTTTGCCTTCGTCCTGCTGGCCGGACTGCTCATCATGACAGGCGTGCGCTATGGCGTGCCCTGCATGGTGAGCGACATCTACTACCAGATGGGCGGCCGTGACGCTTACGGGTGGGTCTTCTCACTCACGATGGGCTTTGTGGCGTTGTTTGCCTTGGCGGCCATGCTCGACAGCGAGTGGGGTGCGGACTGCCTGGCGTTCATCGGGTGCGGTGGACTGGCCTTCGTGGCCGTGGCTCCCAACTATGCGGACGA